GCCGGGCCTCCGGTAAGCACTACAGTTTTGACGGCACACTGCCCTTTATCGCCGGGATCGACGGAACGGGCGTCACCGAAGCAGGTCAGCGCGTCTATTTTGCGTTTCCACCGTCCCCCTGGGGCAGCATGGCGGAGTTTGCCCCAGTCGATGTGAATCTCTGTATTCCCTTACCTGAGGGGCTGGACGACGCCACCGCCGCCGCGATGGCGAATCCGGGAATGTCGGCGTGGGCCGCACTGGTGACGCGCGCGAAGTTTCAGCCAGGTGAGACCGTGCTTATCAACGGGGCCACGGGCAGTGCCGGGCAGCTTGCGGTGCAAATTGCCCGCTACCGTGGCGCCGGGAAGATCATCGTCACGGGCCGCAATCCGCAGGCACTGTCCCGCCTTAATGCGGATGTGAGCATACTGCTGAATGACGATAACGCGCGCATCGGACAGGCGTTTGCAGACCAGGCGGCCCAGCAGATTGATGTGGTGATCGACTATCTGTGGGGGCAGAGCGCGCTCGCTATTCTCAACGCCCTGGCAAAACATACGCCTGGGCTGACGCCGGTGCGTTTTGTTCAGGTTGGCTCACTTTCCGGCGCGGAGATTGCGCTGTCGAGCGCGGTGCTGCGCGCCTCTCCGATTCAGTTAATGGGCAGCGGGATTGGCAGCCTGTCGCTGGCACAGCTCATTCAGGCCACGGGTGAGATGTTTCAGGCGGCGGTTCCCGGTGGATTCACGATCGCCACCACCAGGGCACGGCTGGAAGATGTCGCTCAGGCGTGGTCACAGGACGACAGCAAAAAACGCACGGTGTTTGTGATGAACTGAAAGGTAAACGGCAGAGCCTCTACGACTTAAGGGTGAGGACAAAATTGATCGGGTCGAGCTTTTGGGTGGACGACACTTTTCAAATAGGATCGTAAGAGTATGATCCCCCTTCTTTTCGGCTCTCTGCCGTTTTAAATCCTTCTGAGTTCAAAGACTAATTCAAAGTTATTTTTCTGTTTTTAATTCATTGGGTTAAGGCCCTTTCTGGGCCATATTTCAGCTGCGTTTTGCGTTATGTAAATGTGTTTATATTCATAGAGTTAATTGTTAGTTTTGGAGAACGTTTTTTTGCATTATCTACAGCTTTGCGTAGCGGATACCAGTTTTACGTCGCCTTGCTATACGTCTCACGCACTCGCAAGAACGATGCCCTTCGAGCCGTCTGTAAGACTTAACCAGCGCACGCTAATTTTTCCTCCCTGCCTTATACTTTCAGTCATGAATTTGACTGGAGGTTCCTATGTGCGGTCGTTTTGCTCAAGCCCAAACCCGTGAAGAATATCTGGCTTACCTGGCCGACGAAGCTGATCGCAACATAGCATACGACCCTGAACCAATTGGCCGGTATAACGTCGCGCCAGGCACAAAAGTTTTGCTTCTGAGTGAACGTGACGAGCAGTTACACCTCGATCCGGTGCTTTGGAGCTACGCACCGGGATGGTGGGATAAAGCGCCACTGATTAACGCGCGTGTAGAAACGGCGGCCACCAGCCGCATGTTCAAGCCCCTATGGCAGCATGGTCGGGCAATTTGTTTTGCTGACGGTTGGTTTGAGTGGAAAAAGGAGGGTGACAAAAAACAACCCTACTTCATCTACCGCGCTGACGGCGAACCAATATTTATGGCAGCGATCGGCAGTACCCCCTTCGAACGCAATGACGAAGCGGAAGGTTTTCTGATTGTGACGTCTGCTGCCGATAAGGGGCTTGTTGATATCCATGACCGTCTACCTCTAATCTTGACTCCAGAGGCAGCTCGAGAATGGATGCGGCAGGATATTTCAGGAAAAGAAGTAGAAGAGGTTGCTACAAGTGGAGCAGTCGAAACCAACAAATTTATCTGGCATCCCGTAAATCGTTCCGTTGGGAGTGTGAAAATCCAAGGGTCAGAGTTGATCCTGCCGATATGAAATTCCTGAAGAAGTTACCAACTATTTGATGAAATGTTAATCTTTCAAGTTAACATTTTATATATCATAAAAAATCTTAAATTTTATTATAAGATGCAAAATTAATTTCTAAAAATGTTCAGGTATATGTTTAATTTCCTTTAAATGACCATTAACAATGCTCACGTACCCCCCGGTTTTTAACACCGAAAGTGTGTTCATTATTGCTGAGCGAGAAAGCCGAGTCTTACCACGAATATAGTTCTCAGCTGTTATTGAGTCCCGCATGCTTTCAGGTTTACTCATCAATTCATAGAGTTGAGAGCGAACGAGTTCAAAAGCGGAACGAGACACGAGCTTGAACAAAATTTCAGCTGCCATACTGGTTATTAATTGTAGATGCATAGCATAGGTCTCCCATAAATTATGCTCCGTTAGTAACGTATAAAATTTTTGTTTATCCAATATAGCAATTTCTGCGGTATCGATTACCCGGAGCACATACTGAGATTTAGAAGCCTCATGAACGGGAATAATCCCTCTTAACGTGGGGGCTTCTAAAAGTTCAAGAAGAATATCATCAGGTTGACGGTAAAGAGAAATGGCACCCTTGCGTAAAATGAAGCAATCCAACTGATTATTTGCAGTGATGCTAAACCGTTTACCGACAGGATAGCTACGGTAGGTTAGGCTCAACTCAAGCTTGTCCATTATAACCATCAGGTATTTCGAATCTACACGAGTGCTTACTGGTCCAGTCGACCTCATGACATCTACGTCGTTACGCATAAATTACCAATTTCAAGTGTTTTTACTAAGATTAGCAGAGATGATTATATCGTCAAAGGGGTAGGAGCTTGACCGTATAAAGGTTCTTGAACCAGTGCTGGATAAGCTCTTCACGCAAATACATCACATCATAACCGCCTTCCTGAACAATAGGGACACATGGGTAGGATTCCGGCCTCTCCTCTTCCATCACATCTTTTATCTCATTGTCTGTAAACATACTGAAATCAAACTGTTCCAGATACCATTCTTCAAAATCTTTATCGGAATGAAGCACTTTTGTGTTTTTGTTAACCCCGATGGCCATGACACTGTTTTTCCTGGATTGAATCATTGTGAGTACCTCAGATGATGATTAAGTCATCAAACTTTAGCTCAGGTGAAAAACCGACACTACCTTTTCAGAGTTTAGATATGGACTCAAAAACGATGGTCTCCTCATTCACCTCAGTAGATAATGCATCCGCTGGCAAATCACAATATTTGTTAGATTAAAATACAAAACAGTAATTAATCTTATTGTTCTGTGACTTTGTTAATGAGTGTTTGAATCATCAATAACCAAACACGAAGTATCAAAATACTGAATGGAGTTGTAAATGAAATTCATAACAGCAATATCTGCTGGTACCGTACTGGCTTTAAATCTGGTCAATCTTCCATATGCAGCAGCAACAAATACCATTACCTTTAATGGTAAAATTACCGATGCAACATGTGATGTGTCACTTGAATTTAAAGGTGCAGAAGTTGGTACCGCTGGCACCGGTGCAATAACGCTTGATGAAGTATCTAAGTCGGCATTGGCCAGTGCTAATTCTTCAGCGGGAGAGACGCCTTTCTTCATTGTGGCTAAAAACTGTACCCTGGGGACGCCGGCAAAAACAAAAATTGCAGCAAACTTTAAAAGTAGCAATGGTGATAATCAGGGCTATTTGAATAACACTGCAGCAGTTGGCGCTGCAACCGGTGTACAATTCAGGTTGCTTGATTTGAATCGTTCACCAATTAAGGTCAATGACCCAAATCAATCTACTGCAACAGCTTATACCGATATTAATACGGATGCCGAAGGTGCAACAAAGATGCTCTATTTTGTTGAGTATTTTTCCTCTCTGGGTTCTGCGACTGGAGGCACCGTCACCAGTACCGTTGATTATGAGTTAATGTACCAATAGATTGACATTCGTTATTTCCCTGGTAAACCTTTAGGTATTTATATATGAAATTTTTCAGTAAAAAAGCTGGATGGGCATTTTGCGCCCTCAGCGCAGGTCTGATGATAAGTCAGCCAAATTATGCCAGTATTGTTATGGATGGAACCAGAGTGATATATCAGGGAAATAAAAATGAAGTTACGATCAGTCTGACCAATAAAAACACAAGGCCGGTGTTAATACAGAGCTGGATCGATACGGGGAATGAGAATACATCTCCCGAAAAGATATCGGTCCCCTTTGTTTTGACACCGCCTATCAACCGCGTTGACCCTAATCAGGGCCAGACAATTCGTATCAGCTATACCGGGACTCCTGCTCTGCCTTCGGACAGGGAGTCGGTGTACTGGCTGAATGTCCTGGAGGTTCCGGCAAAAGACAAAATTAGTGCCCAAACTCAACAAAAATTGAATGTTGTTTTTCGTACTCGGATTAAGTTGTTTTACCGTCCTGATGGCTTAACAGGGAGCAGTAATGATGCACCTGATGAATTGCACTGGCATTTAAGTGGCCAGAGTGTCACGGTGCAGAATAGTTCTAAATACAACATCACGATTTTTGACATCAAATATAAAGATAAGGGCGTTTCTTCCGAAGCCAACGGAAAAATGGTAGCTCCAGGTGAATCACAGCAATTTACCCTGAAAAATGCCGGGAACATCGACGGGCTGTCATTTAGTACGATTAATGATTATGGAGCGCTCATTAATCATAAAGCAAAAAGTTAATATCTTTACTGGGGGCGACTGTGTCATTTAAAAATCGTTTTCTTCCTTGTGTCTATCTGTATTGCTTTTCGACTTTTGTTTTCATTTCACCAGCCGGAGTTGCTGCTACGGAAATCAATAATAGTGTGGATAAGGGAAACCTTGTTCCCTCTGAAGATACTGCGGCAGAATTCGATACTCAGTTATTACGTCAGGAAGGACAGAATCAAATTGATGTCAGCCGCTTTGCCTATGGTTCAAACGTTATGCCCGGTAAATACAGGATTGATATTCTTGTTAATGAGAATCTTGTCTTGCATGAAGAGGTCACTTTTAAGGAAGGTGAGAAAAGAAAAGCTGAAGCATGTCTAACACCCGAGATTATCAAAGCAATTAACCTGAATGTTGAAAAAGTGCCTTTCGATACCCGAAAAGGATTAACGGAACTGGCTGCCTGTACTGACCTTGCGCGGATGATACCGGATGCCACGGTAAAATTCGATGCGGATAAACAGCAACTCAATATCGAAGTGCCGCAGATATTTTTGCAGCATACAGCGCGCGGAAATATTGACCCGGCCCTCTGGGACAGTGGCGTACCCGCGTTAATGCTGGGCTATTATATGAATGGCTATGATTCACATTATAGTAATAGCGGGACATCGCGCTCTTTCTACTCTTCCATCAATGCCGGGTTGAATATTGGTAAATGGTATTTCCGCCACAGTGGTTCGTATAACTGGGATCAGGATACAGGCGGCGGTTACCAGAGCACCAATACCTATGTGCAAAGAGACACAGAGTTTGTCCGTGGCCATCTTTACATCGGACAATATTACACCTCAGGGCAAATGTTTAATTCGGTGTCATTTACCGGTGCACAACTGGCCACAGACGATCGCATGTTGCCCGCCTCACAGCGGGGATATGCGCCTGAAATCAGAGGTATCGCCAAAACTAATGCGAAAGTCACTGTTCGTCAGTCTGGCAATATTATTTATCAGACCACCGTTGCGCCAGGGGCGTTCCTGATTGATGACCTCGGGCCGACGGGCTATGGCGGGGATCTGAATGTCACGATCGAAGAGGCCGATGGCACAAGCCAGCAGTACACGCTCCCCTATTCCTCCCTGGCGCAGTCACTGCGCCCCGGAGCCCAGCAGTTCAGTGCCACGGCAGGTAAGCTGCGCGATTACAGCTCATCTGAAAAACCAATGTTTTATGAAACAACCTTTATGCGTGGGATAACCAATATCCTTACGGCGTATACCGGCGCTCAATACAGCCAGAACTATCAGGCCGTGATAGTCGGTGCAGCAGTGGGTACACCCGTCGGTGCAGTCAGCGCGGATGTGACACAATCCGTGAGTCATCTCGGGGGTGAAACAGGAGACTTAGCGGGACAAAGCTACCGTCTCAGCTACAGCAAGCTCATTAACGAGACCAACAGTAACATTACGATCGCGGCTTATCGCTATTCCAGTTCCGGCTATATGGATCTTCAAACCGCAGTGCAGACGCGTGATGCCATTCAACATGAGGGCGATCCCGATACCGTCTGGCGGTCAAAAAACCAGTTTTCCCTCAGCCTGAACCAGGGGCTGCCTGCGGGGTTAGGCAATCTGTATATCAGCTCGTCAATGCAGAACTATTGGAATAACGGTAATACCTATAACACGCAGTATCAGGTGGGTTATTCCAATAGCTATAAGTGGCTGAACTACAGCATTAACGCCAGCCGGAACAAAGCCGGAAACGGTCAGGATCAAACGACCTGGTATCTGACGCTGTCCATGCCGCTCTGGCCTGGTCATGGGGGCGCGACGCCGTATGTCAGCATGCGTTACAACCAGGATAGCGACGGCGGACGTGGTCAGCAGGCAAATATCTCTGGTGCGTTTGGCGGTGACAACCAGTACAACTACAACGTGAGTGGCTCCCATGATAACTATTCGGGCAGCTCCGGCAGCGTGAGTGGCTCCTGGGAAGGCAGTAAGGCAACGCTGAACGGGAGCTACAGTACCGGCAGCGGCTATAACAGCACATCAGCAGGGATGTCCGGAGGCATTGTTGTTCACTCGGGCGGTGTGACCTTCTCACCTTATAACAGTGATAACTATGCGCTGATTGAAGCGAAGGGAGCCGAAGGCGCCAAAGTCTCGGGGTCATCTGGCTCAACCGTTGATGCTTCAGGTTATGCCTTAGCTCCTTCTCTGGTGCCTTATCAACAAAACCGTGTGGCGATTAACCCGGAAGGTTCTGATTTAGGCGTTGAGTTTGATAACACCGCTCAGGAAGTGGTTCCGCGGGCAGGCTCAGTCGTAAAAGTGAAGTTTAAAACCCACACAGGTACTCCGCTACTCATTGTCTCAACCACTAAAGGTGAGCCACTGCCGTTTGGTGCGGACATTTTTGATGATGAAAATACTCACATCGGCGCGGTGTCACAGGGCGGTGTCATTTACGTGAAAGTCAGTAAAGAAAAAGGGACGTTAACCATCAAATGGGGTGAGGATGAGCATAGTCAGTGTCATGTGACCTATGCCTTGAAACCAACCGAATCCAATGTAAACAGTAAAAATGCGATTCAGCATTTTGCAAGTATTTGCCAATAGGTGTGACTATGTCCTTTTTAAAATTTACTATTTTCGTTGTTTTTTTACATGCCGCCTCCGTCTTTGCTGGCACAATCAACTGCGAGCAATCTACAAATTCAGCCCACCATTATGATCAGTGGTCTAATCTTCATACAAATTATGAACTTAAACCGTCTGGTCTTACGATGACACTTGGTGAAAACATCCCTGACTGGTCAGTACTTTATACGGCAAAGGTGAATGTTGGCATGTCTACAGGCACTTGTAATAAAAATGCCTATATAGATTTTTCACTTTTCACACAATCCCCGCTTATAGGTCAACAAGGAGGAGATTTCATATATGGTACAGATACACCAGGGATTGGTATTTCCGTTTCTGCTATTGGAGTTAATAATTCACCGGTAAAAAATTATCCACTAACTGTCGAGTTATATAGTACCCTGTCAACTGGGTGGGGTTTTTGGGCGACCGTGAAGTACTGGAAAATCCCTGGTGAAATCCCGATGAGGAGCGGCGCAATCACTGTTACTGGACCTGAGGCTGCCATGATTTATACGATGCCTGGGAGTTCCTTTACAAGTTCAGACCCGGAAAGAATAACGAGTGATAGTCTCGCCTATATTAGCAGCTCCAAGGTTCTAACACTCACGATGATGTTTCAACCAGGCACATGCAATGTCGAGGGTGATAATATTAAAGTGAACATGGGGGAATATGATGGTTCTAATGGTCACTCCGAATGGAAAAATGCCAGCTTCAAGTTAGTATGTCCAAATGGCATGGGATATAATGGCGCAGCAACTGCCGCTCAGACAGATGTTGACGGTTATGATTATCCTGATTCTGTTCCTAACGATGTATCTATCAGTGCTAATAATAAAAAGAATGGTAGAGTTCAAATAAGCATTATTCCTTACACAGAAGTAGTTGATGAAAATAAAGGCATTATTGCCCTGGATGGTACCGGCGCCCAAGGCTATGGAATCCAGCTCGCATGGGGTGACTACAGCAGTCAAAATTCAGTTATACCAGCCAATCCAGTAATCTTAAACAGTTATGTTGACGCAAATTCCTTGAATTCAGGCTTTGGTGCAGGTGACACCCCTATTGGTGGTAACGCGTTTACTGGAACGGATAACACTATTAAAATGGCAGCTCGGTACATTCGCACGTCAGGCGAAACAGCCCCAGGTCCCGCCAATGCAGTAGTTCAAGTTATTGCTAATTATCAGTAAACGGCTTTCGCCAGAGAATCCGTATGCATTAAATAATTATAGGGAAATTTAGTATTTATGAGGGATTATAATATCACTATCCTGACCGTATGCGCATTTACCTTCGTGGCATACGGTCAGAGCATAACCTGTGAACAATCAGATAATCCTTGGGCAAGTATCAATACCCCCCTTGAATTGGCTCCCCCCGGGGTAACCATTACCCTTGGTTCAGCAATACCTGATTATTCAATAATCTATACTCAAGATAACGTTACGCTGGGTCAGGATCTTACAACTTGCGAAAAGAGCGTATATTTGTATGAAACCATTCTCGATCGGGATATTACACCTGTGAATACGATCTCCGGGGATCGCATTTATCCGACAGATGTTCCTGGCATAGGAATATCAATCTACAGCACTGAGGTTGCCACCTCCCTGCCTGTATTTCCTAATTTGGCCATGAGTGGCTGGATCGGTGCACATACAGGTGAATACATTACGGGAAAAATAAAATTCTGGAAAACGCCTGGAACTATTCCTATGCAATCAGGGGCGTTATCCATCAACGGCCCCGTCGTCGGGCAGATATTGAGTAACCCGCCCTACACTATTGTGAACTCAGACGGGAGCACGGACAGAGTATATTCTAACGGGCAGTATTACATCGCGAGTTCAAGAAAACTGCATGCGACTTTAATTTTTCAACCCGGCACATGTGAAATACAAGGTGGCGATGTCGTGGTAAAAATGGGGGATCATCCAGGAGTCAGGGATGCTAATTCAATATGGAAAGACGCGAGTTTTAAACTAATTTGTTCGGATGCACACGGCTATGGCGGTGTAACAGCGATGAATAATGCAGGACAATCCCCCTTTGGGTCAGGCCCTTCAACCTCTGTGATTTCAACTAATAGCCAGCAAAATGGACGAGTAAAATTGGCTATTATTCCATACACTGCGGTTATTGACTCCAGAAGGGGTATCATCGCACTCGACGGCACTGGCGCCACAGGGTATGGAATTCAACTGGCGTGGGGCGATTACCTGTCACAAAATGAAAGTGAACCTTCAAAGCCGGTACGTTTCGGCACGTCACAATCCATTTATGCCAGTGAACTTAACCCACAATTTCGCTCCACAGCGACACCGATTGATGGTAATGCTTTTCTCGGTGGCGATAATACTATTCAGATGGCCGCTCGATATATCCGTATCGAAGGGGACGTAACTCCTGGCCCGGCGTGCGCATCAGTGGAGGTCGTAGCCAATTATGAATAGTGCCTTTCTTTTTAGCTGATCATCACCGCAAACGAGTGATTAAAATCTACCTGACAATAAGCAAATCAGAGACTCGGGTGGTATACCGCGGCGATAGCATCTGACGCTTCATCTGCCACTGCTGCTGTATACCCTGTCCGGCGAAGTAAAGCGTACCCTTCCCTCCTTTGGCGTTCAGATGATCCAGAATATTCATCAGCTGCTCGCTATCCTTACGCGGCGCATTCTCATCGAACAGGTTGAGCTGGGCAACGCCCTGACTAAAGAAGTCGCCAAGCATGATCCCGCCTTTTTGATAGCGATAACCTTCCTTCCAGATAGCATCGAGACACTTTGTGGCAGCATTAATGATATCGCGACTGTCCTGCGTCGGCGCCAGCAATTTCACTGATGAACTGTTGCCGTAATATGGCTCGTTCAGAGCGAACGGAGACGTTTTAACGAACGCCGAAATAAACCGGCAGTACTGATGCTCACCTCGCAATTTCTCAGCACCGCGCGCGGCGTAAGAACAAATGGCCTGGCGCATCTGTTCATACTCAGTGATGCGCTCTCCAAACGATCTGCTGCAGACTATCTCCTGCTTCGCGGGAGCAAACTCTTCCAGATCTAGGCAGGGTTCACCGCGCAGCTCCCGTACCGTTCGCTCGAGCACGACGTTAAAGTGCTTCCTGATAATCCAGGTGCTTTGCTCTGAGAGGTCGAGCGCGGTTTTGATACCCATGGCATTAAGTTTTTTGCTGATGCGCCGGCCCACTCCCCAGATATCCTCGACTGGTAAAATAGCAAGCAGCCGGCGCTGACGATCAACGTTAGAGAGATCGACCACACCGCCGGTTTGCCGCTGCCATTTTTTGGCGGCGTGATTGGCCAGCTTGGCAAGCGTCTTCGTCTGCGCAATGCCTACGCCCACAGTCAGATGTGTGCGCTTCAGGACTGTAGCCCGAATCTCTTTACCGAAATCTGTCAGGTCCCGACAATTGCGCACGCCGGTCAGATCACAAAATGCCTCGTCAATGCTATAAATTTCCACGCGAGGACTCATTTCTTCAAGCGTTGTCATCACGCGTTGGCTCATATCGGCGTACAACTCGTAATTACTGCTGAAGCAGACCACACCAGCGCACCGGAAAAGGTCCTTTTGCTTGAAGAAGGGTTCTCCCATCGTTATTCCTGCCGCTTTGGCCTCGGCTGATCTTGCGATCACGCAGCCATCGTTATTCGAGAGAACGACAACCGGCCGTCCCCTCAAATCTGGTCGGAATACCGTCTCGCATGATGCGTAGAAGGAATTCACATCACAGAGCGCGAACATGTTCAGCTCGCCGATTTAACGATGAAAGTGACGACGCCGAAAACATCCAGGGTATCTTCACTGCCGACAATGATTGGACTGTAGGCGCTGTTCATTGGGTTAAGCTGGACGGTTGGCCGAAGCTGAAGGCGCTTTACGGTGAACTCACCTTCCACTGCTGCGATCACGATATCTCCATGACCCGCAGTGATTGAACTGTCAACCACCAGCAGATCACCATCACTGATCCCCGCATCGATCATTGAGTCCCCGGCAGCTTTAAGGAAGTAAGTTGAACTCGGATGCTGAACCATTAACTCATTAAGATCGATACGTTGCTCGACATAATCCGCTGCCGGGCTGGGAAATCCACACTGCACCAAATCGCTGAAAAGTGGGATCGCAATGACTTCTCGTAATTCTGCTGGTCTGTACAACTTCATAATGAACACCTTTATACTGTTTTTATATACAGTAGTTGAATGGAAAAAACTGATCAAGGTGCGCCGCGGTGCAGGCTGATTAATGCTTAAGCGGTTCGCTCGTAACCTTCTCATGCATCGACAAATATGTTTTTGTAAATATTTCGGCCCGGCTATTGTTCGTGGACAGCCGGCTTTCCTGCCGGGAATTTTTTGTACAGAGTGCAGACCGCTACGTCATAAATCAGTGCGACTTGTTTGCGGTCGATGCCGTTCGCAACGAGTCGTCCGGCTTGTGCCCATTGTTCCTCCGTCAATTTTGGCCTGCGACCTCCTACTCTTCCCTTCTCTCTCGCCGCGGCAAGACCGGCGCGAGTTCTCTCGACGATCAGCTCCCTTTCCATCTCCGCCAGAGCGGACATGATATGGAAGATGAATCTCCCCATCGGGCTGGAAGTGTCAATGCTGTCAGTGAGGCTGCGAAAATGGATGCCGCGTTGTCGAAGTTCATCTACCAGAAGAACAAGGTTGCGCATGCTACGACCGAGCCGATCCAGCTTCCAGACCACCAGCGTATCGCCCTCGTTTAAGGTCCTGAGCAGTCTTTTGAGTGCCGGACGATTTGCTACGGTTCCGCTCATTTTTTCTTCGAAAATTAGCTCACATCCTGCGCGTTCGAGCGCCTGCCGCTGGAGATCAGTATTTTGGTCATTTGTTGATACCCTGACATAGCCAATTTGCATGTTTTTCACCCAACATCTTTTGCAAAAAAATCAGGTGAAGTTATCGGCCAGGTACTTGAGAGGCAATCTATAAAACGTCGGTTTGGGAGACAGCGCGACGAAGACCGTCGGAACTGCAGCAGGGAACGTTATGCAGGTGGGTGCTTTTGGGTTAGGAATTCAAAATACTCCGTACATGGATGCGACAGGGAATCCGGTATCGTCCTTACTATCAATCCAGGGCGCAGCCGATTACAACCCAGCCGGCACAACGGGAGTTACAGTTCTTCACATCCCCCAGGGGTCATATGGTTCCGATTTAGCAATGACTGCCGGTGGTAAGGCTCGAGGTTTTATTCGTACCTACGGCAATTATCAGGGTGGTACCTGGTCGGAACTGTATTCAACTGCGAATACGACCAAAACCAGCGACGGGACACTTAAAGCTGCCTCTCCAGTTGTGCAGATCAATCATGATGGCGGTTATCGAGTTAATGAAGAGTCTGAGGGCTGCACCGTTACGCGCATTGGTGTAGGTCAGTATCTAATTGAAGGTTGCATGGGTATGAACGCGGATGCCTCGTGGGGCGGGAAAGATGGTGGTTTTGAGATACCAACAAACCGCAACAAGCAGCCGTTGATCTGGCTGGATTATGAAGTTAATGCTGATGGCTCGGTCCTGGTGAAAACCTATCATCGGCCGTATCCTTCAGCGCCGGCATTCGCCAGGAATGAACTGGATGGCGTGAGTGATGGCGATCCGGTTGATATCCCTGCAGACCAGTTCATTTCCGTGCGCGTTGAGATGCCGGTGGGTTCAGTTTTCAGACAGAAGGATCAAGATGGGGTGCGCGCATAGCCAGTTCCAAAGCGACAAGCCGTTCTTCATGCTCATTTATCTTTTTAAGTGCTACTTGTAGCGCACAAAGGAGATCAAGGATAATCGCATTATTATCGAGAACAAGCCTTTCTCTGTAGCCCTGGTTTATTTTATTCCCTTCATCATCAAACACCTCTGTGCCGTCGGGTTCACGGGTGTGCTTAACGTACAGAGGCTCAATGAGCTCGGCTTGTTGTGCGATAATCCCCCTCCGCACTCTTCGTTTTTCATCGTCGATGTACTTAAATTTTTTAAGTTCCAGGGCCAGTATTTTTTCCGCCGACTCCTGTCCGTCAAACTCCTCTACATCACATTTAAAGTTAATATCTGAGGTTCCGGTCAAGGCTAATGTACCTGATGCCGCTGGGTAATTAATAACCCATTGCCCGACCGAGTTTATCCGATTACGACGAGCCACATAAAATAGTGGTGTAGTGCCGGGGTCACCTCCGGCCATTTCAATCAGGTTGACGCTACCGACAGCATCTTCATTATTGGACAAAGATGTCAGACTCATTGATGCGTATGAAGAGCTTTGTCTAACCCCAATATTCCCACTAAATGTATTCCCCTTGTTAGTCATGGCAACAAACGATCCTTCAAGAACTGCCGCTGTTCCTAAACCGAGGTTTGCGCGAGCGTCTTCGGCTTTGGTTGCGCCGGTACCGCCCTGGTTAACCGGGAGCGCCCCATTACTCCCTTTTTGCAGAAGTTTCCCGATAGCCGGGATCGTTACGCTCACACCATTAATCGTCACAGTCACGTTTTGATTCGCTGTCGTGCTGGCAAAACTTTCCCACGCCCCGATGTTCTCATCGTACTCTTTGATCAACTGCGAAATACTTTGCGCCAGCCCATCGACTGAAAGGCTATCCGTGACAAGGATGCCGTATTTCTGGCCGTTCAGCGCCGGAGATGCTGCGGGTGTAACCGTCATTGAAGTGGCACTGTTGACGTTTGAAATCTGGAACATCTGAACTGGGTTAGACATGACGATAATCGTCTGCCCCGCGCGCACCTGGCTGGCAGGTGCCAACCAGTTTGTTCCGGTTCCCGTAGCTGTGTTTCCGATTACTGAAATTGTTCCAATGTTGTAAATCATATTTTCTCCAGGCATAAAAAAACCGCCGAAGCGGTTTCTTTATTTGAGGTTAATTATTTACAGGTTGAAGAGGTGAAATTATTTCTACTCACCCATCGCCAGTTAAAGGGATAACCTGCTCTATATTCAGTCTGGTTGACTACCTTGCGAACCCCATAGATTTGAACCACCTGCTGCTGGCCGCCAAGCATCGCAGTGGCCTCGCATACTGGCTCTTGCTTTTCCAGAATTGGGCCTGAGCAGGCAGAAATACCAAAGCAAGCAAATAAGACGATAAATATTTTATTCATTATTCAATCCAGTAAATTTTATTTATTCAAAATTACCTCACTGGCAGAAATATATAAAATAGATATAACAGATCAATATCTTGAGATTGATCGCTCTGAACGATCAATCAGTCGTAGGCCGCCGTGTTTATGACCGTCAATGCTATCCCTGTTGTCGTCCCACCCGCAGCAGAACCGGATGCTGTTGTCGAAGGTGCTGCGTTAATCCGCGTCGATGTACCATCAAACCGGCACCCGGCGTAGGCAGTAATGTTCACTATTGTGGGAGGTTGAGTATTGTTGTTTTGGACGATCTGAGAACCAAGAATAGCAGGGGCTACCGCATAACTGCCGGCAAGGGTTACATCGATGTTGATCCCCCCGGTTGTTGCACCTGGTGTCCCAACGGTAACGAGGTCACTCAGCACCCTACTCTCGTTAGTCAAAACCAACTTACCTGCTCCATCCCAGATAGCAAATCCCCATTTGGGCAGGGTTTGCGGGAAAATGGCGAAGATATAAGCCGTTAATGTGTGTGTCTGCCCGTAAGCATTATTTGAGCCTACAAGGATATTTCCACCAGACCTGGTGGCTCCGACCGTAGTGGGTTGAGCGGTATTACTCGTTTTGCAAAACACCATGGCCGGATATGATGGATCCAAGGCTATCGTTGCAGATGCGCCATGATAAGCACCACTGGCCGAGGAGTTAACCACAACCTTTCTGTACAGGCAGAACGGTGTGGACTGTGGGGTAACAAAGGGGTTTCCGTTTTCAAGAGAGATCAGCGCGCCGTAATCCGCCATTATGCCTTCTCCACAAAGACAACGAGCTCACATTCAGAAGCCGGATAATTCCCTATGCCTACGCTGCTAGCCGCGCTGAGCGTAATGGTGTTTCCGCTCGCAACGATGCGGCGACCGACAGAAACCGCGCCTTTATCGAGCGTGACGGCAAATCCAACCTTCATGCCTGCGGGAATGGTAAAAGACCAGCTGCCAGAGTTTTGCCCCTCAGAGAGGGGGATACGGCCCACTACTGAGACGGGCTTTATGCCGTAGTTGTTGGGGACGCCGTTGGCGTCCCACGTCTGAATCCCCCAGTCCATCAGAATACCCCCGTTAACCTGCCAATTTGCACGCGCAGCCTGTTTTTATCGCGGATGCTGATCGTGACGTTTGTTTGTTTCATACCACCCTCACTGTCGCTTCCGTAGTTCTGCATCGTGCCGTCTTTCCCCCAACGCCAACCTGCAGAACCCGCAACAAAGTTGTTGGACTGCAGTGAATCAGTGATCTTCCCGAACTGGATACTCGCATCCCGGAAAAAGGCATCGTTAATAAACGTCTGCCCATTCTGAATGACAAACGGTAACGTTACTGCTCCCCCAGCCTGTGACATAACCGCAAAGCGATCGGCTACGAACAGCACCTGTGACTGCATCCCGGACGGTGTATTTTCAACGCCGATCCCCATCCCAGCTGCATACTGACGACCGTTAGCATCCACTGCCACCTTGATGTTATACATCGCGCTGAGGTTACCGTTCACATCAGCAATCGCCTGAGAAGTCTGGTTAATCGCCGCCGTCTGGCCGTTCACTGTCACCGTCAGAGAATTAATCTTTGTGGCCGAAGCCTGAGTAAAGTTCGCTAAGGTTTCAGTGAGGTCCGTTGAGTTGGATACATTGCCACCTGCAGAGGCATCAAGCGTGACCAGCGCGCGGGCGACCGCCTCACTGGTATCAGCAATGGTGGTGTCGATGCGGTCAATGCTGGCGCTGTTTCCGGCGTTTGTCGCTGTCTGAGAGCGGCGGCTTGTCACCTGCGCCAGGCTATTCTGAATAACGGCAATGGAGGAGTTTTTGACTCCGCCAGTCATGCCGTCCATCGATACAGACATCTCGTCGATCTTCACTTCGGCCTGCGCCAGACCATCTGAGTTTTCCTGAATAGCCTGCGCCTGTTGTTCGATGCTATCCGCGTTCTGTTTGATATCGTCGGCCATGCCAGCAATTTTTTCGTTGCTGTCTACAGCCCCCTCGATCAAGTCCTTAAACGTGTCCGATTCTTTGATATCTTCCAGAATCGCATCGGTAATATCAGAAACATCAGTGCTCGACTGGCCGGAAACCCACTCAGTCCAGTCACTCTGGTTGCCTAAGCGATCAACGAGTCTTGCCCGGTACCAGAATATTTTTCCAGCCAGTAACCCCATTTGCTGGTAGGACGATGAGGGATAAGGCACGTCTGCCAGCAGCAGAGGAGAATCACCGTTCGCCGTTGCGCTGTAGTGAATCTCTGTCTTCTGCGTATCCTGCGCACCGGACGGAAATCCCCAGGAAATACCGATGCCAAAAATTAAAGGCTGGGTGGCCAGCCCCACAGGCATTGGTGGTTTACCCACTTTCCCTGTGAGCTCTGTTTCAGCAGTGGTTGCCCAGAGCGAGGCAATATCCAGAGCATTGATCGCCCGGATTCTGACCACGTAGCGTCCGGCGTAAATCCCGTCAACTTCAAAGCGCGTGTTGCCGGTACGAGGAACATTAATCCAGTCGCCGTTGTTCTGACGCCACTGCGCCTCATAGGCAACGGCATTTTTGACGGTATCCCACGTAACAACCATCGTGGTGATCCCTATCCCCTGTTCAACGCGGTATTGACTGGAAATGGTGATGTTTTCTGGCATACCTTGTCCGCGGGGCGGCACCACGCTGACCGGCCTGTCTTCAATCACTGCTCCGTCATCAACGCGCGGAAACTTGTTCGGGTTGTAAGGCAGGCCATTAATGGTGACCGTGTTATCCGAATTAACCACAAGCCGCTTAACGCGGAACAGCTGAATAGCTAAATCAGGCTGGTCAAGTACCCAGGCGGATTCAGCATTTGGGGTAACGCTGTATGCAGCCTCAACGGTAACAGCGCGTCCGGAGACGCTTTTCACCTTCCTGCCTTCGGATTTTCCGGTTGGCAGGTTGACGATAAGTGTGTCCCCCGCTTTCGCGGTCGTAATCCGGTCCAGTGTGACTTTTGTTCCGGAGGCTGCCGCCACGCGACCTCCGTTATCACGACCGGCCAGCGGGGCGTTATTGATACCGATCACTTTGCCTATGCGCGGGATGCGCCCTTCCAGCCCGGTTTTAAACTCCACGCCATTGTCATCGCGGTTCGTTTCAATAGCGTAAAGCCCGTGCCGCTGCGCTTCTGATTCCCGCGTACACCCGATGCGGGACATCTCTATGGTGTTAAAGCCGAACCGGTTCGAGACTTCCGGCACCCAGGCACTGGCCTGATCGTCCTGATAGCCGTTGGCCGGGTTGCTGTAAGTGACGATGGCGGATGAATAGTTCGTCTTCTCCGATGTGCTGGAGAAGTTAAACGCGCCCACAATATTCGACTTATTGAACACAAAATCGGGGTCGAGCTCGCGGGGCATATCAGCATCGACTGACAGAAGATTGTTGGACCAGCTGATCATCCCTCTGAAGATGTTCGCCAAATCCATCAGCACGGTCCATGCATCGGTTCGCTGCGAAATGTACAAATCACAGAGGTACCGCGCCTCTTTCCCGCCCGCGCCGTCCGAAACCGGCGCATCGCAGTACTGTGCTATCTGGTACAGGGTCCATTTATCAACTAAGTCGGCTGTGAGCCTTTTCCCCAGACCGTATCGCTTGTTCAGCACGAGATCGTAAAAAATCCAGGCGGGGTTGTTCGTCCAGGCCCATTTAAACGGTCCGTCCCAGATACCGCTGTAAGTGCGGGAAACAGGATCGTAGTTCGACGGTACGCGGACGATTATTCCCTTCATTTCCACGGTGACGTTTGGCGTTCTGCCGTCAAACAGCTTCGAGTCGAACTGGATGAACAGTAGCGACGTGTGCGGATAACGCAGCTTGGCATCGACAATATCGGTCATCGACTCAATACGCGACACATCCGCATGCCGTCCGTCGCTGGTATTTTCCGTCAGGCGTCGGACGCGGATTTGCCAGCCAGATGTCGCTGCCGGCAGGTCAATTCGGTAGCTCCGCTCATACCCGGTATCTGCAATACCGTCCACTTCATCTTTGCCGTATTCAACGTAGGAACCACCATCGGTAGAAATATCGATAGCGAACTCAATCCGATAGCCATTCTTCCCGCCACTGTCGCGCAATGCATAAACGCCGTTCGGGAATTTAAACCGCAAACGCACTGCCGACAGCTGGGTATTGTTAATGGATTTAACCCACGGCGTCCCGTATTTCAGTTCCGTGCCGACACTGATTTCATTTTCAACTGCAGGAAAACCCGCAATATAATCCTGATCAACAGTCCCGCTACGCCACTCCCACGTCACGCCAGGGAAGTTTTCGCTGCCAGCATCATCAAGAAGTGGAGTGCCATCGAGGTAAATATCCTTACCAGTGAAATCCCCCGCAGCTTCTCCTTCCGTCAGCGCCAGCAGAATTTTCATGTACGCGACGGAAGCGATTTCAGTACCGCGATTACCACCTTTGTCGCTACTGCCACCGCCTCCCTTCGAACCTTTGATAACTGCCATATACAAACTCCGGGCAAAAAAAATCCCGCCTGAGCGGGAAAATTAAACATGACGCGAGATGGGCGTTATTGCTGTTCTTCTGCGTAGATACCGCCGCTGATAAGAACACCGGCGATCAAACGCTTCCCGTAGAGAAGATTGACGCCGTTTCCGGCTGCAGACTGGTTAATCGGGGAGCCAAATGAATAGCTTTTCCGGCTTTCACCAGAGTCCATCGTCATGCCCTGCGTACCGCTGGGCGTGAGCATCTGTACAACTCCTCCAAGCATCATCGCCGCACCCATTTTGTAGAGGAACGGTGATGCCGCTGCAGCTGGCGTGAAGCTCAACACGACGCCAATAGCGACCAGCACCGCGCCAAATATCGTCTGGAAAGCCCCCGCTTTTTTACTACCAATAATCATCGGGGCAATTTTGATAACCTCATGGACGCCATTCAGGCGCAGCTCCTGATCGCTGATATTTCTTGAACCATTAAAAACGGCGTATGTCACGCCGCGTTCTTCACTGGTTTCAAGCCAGCGCTCAAAGCCTGGGAGCATGATACAGAGCGCCCTGACAGCCTCCCGCACCGATGAAACTGAAAGGCGATGCTGTCGTCCAAATAAAGCACCGAGCTTGCCGTAGAGCCGCACAAGCACGATTTTCTCAACTGTGTTCGTCGCCATCCTGATACCTCAAGGTCAACATTGTTCTCTCGCGCCACATGCCGCCGTAGGGAACGACTTCACTCAACTTGCCGTACATGTGGTGCAGCATTTTCCCGTCGCCCAGATAGATGCCTGCGTGGTTGATTTCTTCCGCTTTATACTGCATCAGGATCACATCCCCCACCTGCAGCTCGTCAGAGTGTGAATAAAAACCCGCTTCGGCATAATGTTTTACGTAAAGGTTTTCGCCACGGGTCCACCAGTTGTCGTCACGGTGAAAATCAGGTAAATCGACACCTCGCTCCTGCTGGTACCAGTCCCGAATGAGCCCATAGCAATCCCAGCTTCCGTGTATAAAAGGTCGCTTGAGAATCGGCGGTTTATCTGCCGGTGTTGTTACCGTGTACTCACCGCCTGGCCATGACATGATTATCCAGGGCAGGCCGGATTCATGACACGCTTTCAGATCGTCAGAAGAGGCATGCGGACCTGCATCCGGATGTGAATGAACGATGGCCAGCACTTCCCCTAAATCTTCAGCATCTGCCCAGGCCTGCGCAGAAATGATGAAGTGCTCGGCGGGTTTATCGTGTGAATTACTGCAGGGGATGTAACGGCGCTGTCGCGTTGAGCGGATAATCAGCCCACAGCATTCATTGGGATAGGCTGCTGCAGCGTGTTTTTCAATAGCGATAATAAGTCGCTGGCTCAGCATAACTAAATCCTTGTGATTGCAATTGCCGGGAAGCCACCAAACGGCAGTTGTTCATCTTCCCCCCAGCGGAGTTTGCAGCCAGCGACCGTGCCAGAGCAGACATCATCTGCAGGGTTATCAACCGGATTGCCGAATTTGTCGAAATACTTGCTATCGGTATAACCGCAATCCGCGCCACGATACTGGCCCTGCAGGCACCAGGCACATCGGCTGGTCATTTGCCTTGCCGGAACCTTCTGCCCGGTCACATCAACCGGTGAGCTCAGCTTGAACTGAACATCCGTTTCGTTATCTGCAGTTTTGCTGTCGATGTAAAACACCTCCAGCTGCTCAGCTGTCGGATCGGCTTGCGGATTTCCGTCAGGGAAGTTACTGGCATCGAGGTAATGGGCATACGTTCGGTGAATCGTGACCTTTGACTGTTTCATATCCTGAAACAGTCGGCACAACGCAGAGATCGAACCGTCCAGATTCCCAACAGATAATTTTGGCGATACTGGCGTTCCTTCACCGTTGGCTTCGATATCCTCAATCTGACATGGCCAGAGCTCGTATCTGATGCCCTGCCAGTAAATCGGTTTACCGGGGAGCTTTGATTCATCATCACCGGCAGCGACGATCTCCGCTTCGGTGTACGGTACTGCGTGGTTGTGAAAATAGAGAACGTCAGCTCCGAACGCGGTGCCATCGACTTCAAACAGGGTGATCGTGTTTCCGGGTTGGAGTTTTTGGTCGTCAGCAGTAATGCTCATAGTCCCCCTCACATACTGGACGGTACACCAATAAAAAACCCCGCAATGCGAGGCTCGATATAATTAAATTGCTGGTTGCACGTATTCACTACATTGGCTCTGCACGATATGCCGTAGCGAATGTGGCTGTAATCGTCATACGCGTAAAATCAAGCGCGGTAACTTTCAGTTGCGATGCCCGGTAGAGTCCAATCTCACCCAGCGGATTAGTCCATTTAAATGCCTTTGTCTCCCCATGTTCACGCAAAAACTTGAGCACAGGCTTCATATCCTCATTCATACCGGTGAACGTTAATGGCCATGACTGCGTCTCCGGGTTGATGCCGTTTCCGGTTACGCCCTCATAGCCATCACCATATTGTACGCTGCTGGTTCGGTACTTAATGTCTCCAGTAGGGCCATTACGCGGAGACCAGGTAAAAGTCTGCAATGCCATCAGGCCGTCCTCATTTTGGTATCGATCATTCCTCCGTTGGCCAGCTCACGGTCAAGCGTCTCCATAACAAACTGCTTCAGCCGGGATTTGGTTTCACTGGTCAGGAGCTCTTGATTTGTTGATGAAGATTCCTGAGTCGCGTCGCCCTGCTGTACAACCTGCAGAGGAATGGTTAACGAAAAATGGATATTGCCCTGGCCTGAAGAGGGCTGCGAATACGATCCTCCGGAGGGTTTTGCCATACCGCCACCGACCAGCCCACCTTCTGCATAGCCTTTGCCATATGTGAGCTGATTCAGGAAACTGAGCATTCCCGGCTTATTCACTACAGATTGCGGAACCACCCACTCGCCACGGTGAACCACACCGGCGACGTCATGTTTTCCGCCATCGCCGGTATACCCTCCATCAGCAAACCCAAACCAGCTGCTAACACCCAGCGCTGAAGCACCAGATTTGATGGCATTCAACATCAGCATCTTCGTGATCATCTTGCCAATATCATCAATAATGGACACGGCCAGCGATTTGAAATCTCCCTTTCCCTTCGACGCAACATTCCAGAGGGCGGTCCCCATGCCGTCCATCGCATTTACTGCGATGTCACGAACCTGAGTGAACTGATTTTCAGCATCAACGCGCCAATCTGTCAGCCCCTTTTTCATGCCGTCATACCAGGCCCCTTCAACCTGCTTTTTCCGCTCAGCACCGCTACGAACAACATCCAGCTGCTTCTGCTCTTCGTTTTTCAGCAGCTCCGTTTGTTTCTGATACTGCCCGGAACTGTGATCGGTAATCGTTTTATCCCGCTCTTCCCGGAGTTTTGCGAATCGTTCCTGAACTTGCTGCTCAGCAACCATCTGATCGTAAGCATCAGAGCTCATGGTCATCTGGGCTACACGGTTTGCGTATTCCTGCTGCAGCTGCAGCGTTGAGCGGTAAATCTCCTGGTTCTGCTCCTGAATCTGAAGGCCGATTTTGCGCTGCTGGTTGGCTTTGTCCAGGCTGGCGTTAACCTCCAGCTGGTGACGCAGCTCCGTTTCCTGCGCCAGAATACTGCGCTGGCCAGCGGTCAGGATGCGCTTCTCTTTGAGGTCCGCGATTTCCTGGTTGAACTGCGCCAGTTTCTTTTCCGACTGAGTCAGCGTTTCGGCCTGCTCGTTCTGGGAACGCAGCGCGGCCTCTTCCTGGCGAAGCTGATTCAGGCGGGTAGTCGCAGCATCGTCGCTGTACGCCTTCTCACGCGTTTTTTTCTGCTCGGCATACATTTTGTCGATGCCGCGCATTGCCTGCGTATATTCAGCCGTTCCTTTGGTGAAATTGGCGTTAACCAGGGCGATGGCATCAGCACGCTCTTTTTCACGCGATGTACCGGCTTTAATCAGCCCGGAGAGGGTGTTCTCATCCTTCAGACGCTTCGAAATTTCTTCACGCTGTTTTTGCTGCGCCTGGTACTGTTTTTCCGCCTCTTCCCGCTGCTTGATTGCCGGGTCGGGGGTGGTATCGAGGTCAACGCCTGCACCCGCAGCCATCGCCTGCGCGGTGGCTATGTGCGCGTCGCCCATCGTTTTGAACGCATCCGACACAAAGTCTTTCAGCGATTTCCACGCGCCTTTCAGCCCACCCACGTTCGACTCCTGCTCCTTGATTTTGGTATCAAGGTCATTCATCGCCGCCTGCTGCAGCAGCGCCGTTGCTTCAGACGTTTTCCCCTGACGCTCGAGCGTGACTATCTGATCTATCATGCTGCCGTTGAGCAAAATGCCCTGGTCGGTCAGCTTTTGAAGCGCCTGCAGCGGATCGCCTTTCAGGCTCGACAGCAGCGACACGAGATCGTCGGAGCTCTGCCCGATTTCCTCCATGCGTGTGCCGAGGCTGGCGACCTGCTCCAGCATATTTCCGCCGAACCCCGCCGACACGGATGCCGTAACCGCCTTAACGGCGCGATCGGAATCACCGAGGCTGGAAGTCAGGTTTTGCAGATACATCACCGACATAACGGACTGCTGGCCGGATTTCTGCAACGCCTGCGTATACCCTTTAATGACCGCTTCGCTGCTGGAATAGGCCGAGTAAATCGCAGTCACCGCACCGGCTACGGCAATGACAGCCAACCCGACAGGACCGCCGACCATCGCCATCGCACCGCGCAGTAACCCTGCGCTGGCCGCTGCTGCTCGCTGACCTAACGACAGCTCCTGGCTGGCCACGGCGAGCTGACGCGTTGAGGTGGCCAGCTGCTGCTTCCCGGCTGACTCGGCGATATCAGACGCCAGCACCGTTTTCGTCGCTTCTGCAAGACTGCCCTTCGCCTTTGCTTCAGCAAGGTTCGCCTCCTGAATGGTTCTGGCATTTTTAACGTGCTCTTCTTCATAGCTAACAGCCAGACCGTACTGCTTGTTCACCTCGGCCTGTTTGGCAAAATGCTCATCGAGAGCATAGGCACGCTCGCGGTCGGCACGGGCGGCTTCGATGGTTTTCACTGCGATGTTCTGCTTCTCGATAGCTTCAGCGCGCAGCTGTCTGGCGTTTTCTATCGAGCCCTGAGCGGCGCTAATCTGCGCCTGAGTAAACTCAATCTGGGCCTGCCGCTGGGATTTCAGGCCCGTAATGCTGTTATCCAGCGCGGTACTCATCCCCTCGCTCAGGGCCGAGACCAGTGCCGTGGTGATTGAACTACCGGCAACGTTGCTACCGGCAGAAATGTTGGCCAGAAGACCGCGCATTTCATCCAGCCCGGTCAGACGTTTGTCGACCGTTTTACCGAGTTTATTAAAATCGGCATCCAGCCCGGTAATCCCCTTACCCAGCCCCTCAAACGACTGCCGGGTTTTCTGATTATCGGCCTGGACCTTCCTGTTAAATTGCTGGGCGCTGCTGTCCGCCGTTCGCATAGCATCAGCAAACTGTGATTTAAAGCTGGCGGAGTTGAGATGTAGCGCGACAGCTAACGACGCAACGTCAGCAGCCATGTCCTAATATCCTGAAGCAGTCGGCGAACTGCTGATCGCTTTCAGATTGCGCAGCAGTCACCGGGAGAGAATTAACCGGCGCTTGCGTTTCGGCCTCCGTTTTCAGAATGCCGAAATAGGCCTGCCAGTGGGTCAGTATGTTCGCCGGAAGCGCGGCTATTTTGCGGGGGTCTGGCTCGTCCCATCGGTCTGCCAGCGTGAACAGAAACCTGAGATGGGACGAGTCAGTTAGTTTTTTGTGGCTTCCTCCAACGTGCCGTAAGAATGGCGCTGAACGAGCGTAACCGCTTCGAGAAGATCGGCGTTCGCGTGTGCGGCCATCAGCTGCTCGGCGGTGGGCAGTTCGCTGTTTTTTGGTTTGCTGCCGTCTTCATTGACCAGCGCCGCCAGAAACAGGTTTACCCCCATCGCGGAAAGCTCTCGCGACGGAACTTTGGCCTGTCGTGCGGCATCGACCTTATCGTTATAATCATCCAGCTCGGCGCTGGTCAGGCGACGCAGATACACCTTCTGGCCCAGGAGCATTTTTTCAACGGTGGTATTCAGCGGATTGATGAGAGATTTGTAGTTCATGAAGGTTTTCCTGTGTCATTAGTAAAAAGCCCCGCGACCGGAGCGGGGAAAAATAAGGTTACTCACCGCCACCGGCTGGCTTATCAACGGACCACTTAACGCTGTTCTGCTTGCCGTAAACTTCGACCTGCAGCACTTTACCTTTCGGGGTGTCAACGGCCTGCAGGCTCCAGCCAGCCAGCACCAGTTCAACCTCTGAAATGCGCTTATTGGGGAACTTCATGAAGAAGACCACCGTTTTTTTCGCGTCTGCGTCACTCAGCAGCGCTTCCTGAACGGTATCGGAAGGATCGTCAATAAAGACGAGTGTTTTATCCTCGCCCTCACCCATGTCGGCCATGTATTTCGGCTCGGTGTCGATGAGGCGCGTCACTTCAAGGAAGGTGCCTTTTTTACCCGTCGCACCAATCCCCATCGCACTCTGCAGAAGCGAGGCGGTGGTAATGGTTGCGCCTTTCTGCCCGTAGCGAACCTCCGTACCTGCCGGAAGTACCGCGTACTCTGACGGGGATTTGATTTCTTGATCTGCCATTTGCTTTCTCCTGATTGCTAACGCCCTTCGAGTCCCAGCCGGATTTCTGCAGCAAGCACTTTAAGGATTTTTTGCACGTTGTAGTCCATCGCCGGGCGAATGAAGGGGGCGGCAACCTGTTTGACGGTGCCGAACTCCTGCGCCAGCGCTTTCATGTGGTGAATTTTGCTGGGACCGACGCGCAGCGTAATGATGGTGTTGTAGCGCGAAGTCTCTGCCACGTTGGTACTGCGAATCTTGATGGAATCGCGCATATGCGGCCCGATACTTTCTTCATCAAAACCTGCATGCTGCTTCATATCCTGCTCAACGACTGCAAGCGCAGCGCGTCCGGCATCGCGCAGAAGTTTTACCCCGACTTTTTTGTCGATACTTTCCAGCAGCTGATCGAACTCCTTCCCGGAGGGGAATTTAATGTCCATCTGCATGGTGTTTACTCCGGAACGGTGAAGATGAAGTCGCGAACCAGCCGGTACTGGACGCGGTTGTTGGGAAGCGTGGTTTTTCCCTGCTGTATGCCTCCTCGCTCAACATACTGGACGGACTGACCTTCCAGCTGGCCATGAACAATTTCCTTCCATTCAGCCCAGAGCGCCCCGTCGAACTGAAGCAGCGACGTGTACCGATCCACCACATAAAGTGAAAGCTGTATGCGTACCTCGGAAAGCCCGGTCCGCCTCAGCCCGTCACCGACCTGCGGGTCGGAAATGCGCTGGAACGTCGCACCTTCCTGCGCCGTATCCGGAAGCAGCAGCGGGTACGTATCCAGCCCGGTGATCCGCTCTACGGCGGTTTTAATTGCTGACTCGATCATGGCGTGAATCCGCCTCTCCGGTGATGATTATCCGATCCGTCAGGCGCTCGACGTTGCGAACGGTATAAACCCGATCCGCTGTCGATACCTTCCAGTCCACATCGACTTCACGCGGGTACAGCGTGAAGAGGCACGTTTCAACGACCTGCTGCTGATCCAGCGTCCTGACCTTCCGACCGGAGACCAGCTCCTTTTTGGACCAGGCCTTTCCGGCGCTCACCTCACGGGCCGGAAGCGTCTCGCCGAGCGGCCCGCGTCCCGTTTCCATGTAGCTGAGTGTTATCCGGCAATTCAGCTCGCCGGGGCGCAGGGGGTCACTCATACGGTATGCTCCATTAGCGGGAACAGCAGGTAATCCACGCCCAAATCGGAGGGCGAACCTTCTGCCGTGCCGGTGGGATTCAGATACCACTGCGAGACCATCATCTTCGCGGCCAGCTTGATATCTTCATCAATGATGTAACCCGCCTCACCGTCAGGCAGTGCGTCAAGCTGCGCCTGGTTTTCTACCAGCTTGCAGTAGTAGTTACGCTCGATACTGCGCTGCGCCGCGTCAATCAGGCTGGCCAGCAGACTATCGTGCTCCACAAAATCCAGCTCAAGACGCAGCTGGGTTTTGGCTTCATCCAATGTCAGTATCATGCGCGTCATCGTCCTTATTCGATTCAAGGGCGCGTTTTGCATCTTCTGCCCAGACGGCGATATTTCGGTCCACCATGTCCTGCGCGACAGCGCAGTCAAAGCAGGCCACATCGCCACGACTGTAACGGCTGAACGGGCCAAGGAACGTCACCGCAACGCGCCCGTTTTGTACCGAAGCGACTTTTCGTGTCAGTTTTGACATACGTTCCTCTGGTGTTTCGTCCTGTTTCGCATTACCTGCCGAATCCGCATCGTCGCCGTCCGGACCTGGTTCGCTACCATCACCGTCGCTACCGGCTTCGCCTGCAGAACTGGTGTTAACGTCTGGTGCCGGTGCTGAAGTATCAGCCGCTGCTGCGGTCGTTACCGCTGGCTCGGCGTTGGTGTCGGCGGCGGTATCATCTTTCGGAGTGTTTTTGGTTTTGGGAGCCATGATTTTCACCTGTAAAAAAGCCCGCGCGGGGCGGGCTGTTAATCACGATTGTCGGAATATTACCAGGTAACGCCGGTACCCAGCGCCAGGCCTTCGATATGGCGGAAACCGATATCGTGCTCCATGATGACGCGGATCAGGGACTGGTTACGCGCGAACGCGGAAACGGTGTTCCCGTCTGCATCGATGTAGGTCGCTTCGCGGGAGAAATCGACCACCATTGCGCCGTCTTCACCAATAAGGACATCGTTGAAGTCCGCAAAGTAAATCTCCGACTCCTTGCCGCCCGTGCCCAGGTTCGCCGGAATCGCAGAGGTACGTTCAATCGGATAGCCTTTCAGCATACCCGTTGCCATTTCCGGATAAACCTTGTTGCCGTTCCCGTCGCGCAGGCCGAACAGCTTCATGTAGGTGCGGTTGGACATGCCCCAGCCGCTCTTCAGCATATTGCTGTTACCGTCCATCGCCATGAGGATCAGCGCATCAAGGTAGGTGTCGATGGTGGACAGATTCACTTCTGCATCCACGTCCCACAGAAGCGTGCGGCTACCCGCCGTGGCCACGGCTTTCATCCCTTTCGGGGTATCGTTGGTACCGTCGTCACGGAGGAACGCTTTATCTTCGCGGGTGGAGATGCCGCTGATGATATCGCCTAAAATCAGCTGCTCGACGTTGAACCCACCGCGACCAATCAGCTGGTTAGAAATCGGCACCATGGTGATCAGCGTTTTGGCGTTCAGTTTGACGTCATCAAAGGTTGCTCCACTCGCCTTCACATCCTTGCCTTCGCCGACATAGCTTGCCGTTGAGCCGCTGGCCAGTCGTGGGATCGCCAGATTACCGTTCGGCAGCGGGATGCTTCGCGCACCGAGTTTACGCACGATGGTGCGGTCGCGCAGGAGCTCAATCACCTCGTTCTGCATATTCTGCGGAACGAGCGCACCGCCTGAATTGGCAGCGGTGGTGATTGCCATCGACAGCCCCTGATCGTTCAGGTCTTCCGCCGCAAACGCAGCAGCCTGCTGCAGGTCGCCTTTACCCGCCGCGATGGCCATCACCATACGGGTCATGCCTGCACCCTTATACTGCGTCGGTTCGGCTTTCACATGCACAGCCGGTGCGTTGCGACCGTTATTCACGGCGTTGACCGGAACAGCCGTTGTGGCGGCAAGGCGTTCTGCAGCTTCCAGACGCTGAATGGTTGCCGAGAGCTCATCAAACTGAGCCTGCAGACCACTGAATTGCTCCAGTTGCTCCGCGCTCAGCGTACCGCCCTGCATTTCAATCTGTGCCAGTGCCTGAACCTGAGTGTTGATACCCGCACGCTGGCGACGCAGTTCTTCGATTGTTTTCATCGTTGTTTCTCTCTTTTACACATAAAAAAAGCAGCCTGCTGGCTGCTTAGGGTGACGCATCGCGTCGGGTTACATACGGGCCTGCTGATCCATCACAGCGGCGCGCAACTTGATACTTGATTGCTGAGGCGAGGACTTGTATTTCGCGGCAATCGCGTTGATGGCTGACTGAGGATCGGACATCTCATCTGCCAGCCCTGCCGCGACGGCGTTCTGACCAAAATACAGTGCGGCCTGTGTGCCAATAACGGCGTCGATATCCATGCCGCGATACTGCGCGACGGAGGACGTGAACGTCTGGTACGCGCCGTCGATCATCGCCTGTATCTGGGACGTGGCCAGCTCCGTCAGCGGTTCGTGCGGGGAGCCGTTGTTCTTGTTATCGCCGCGCGAGAACGTGGTAAATTTCAGCCCCACGCTCTCTTCCCATTTCGACGCTTCCATGTGCTCCAGGATGACCCCGATAGAGCCCACGCCACTGGTTTCGCTGACGATCATTTTGCTGCAGGCCGACGCGATAAAGTACGCAGCAGAGAACGCGCTGAAGTTCACGATGGCCGTGATGGGCTTCACGCTGCGCGACTGGTAGATATAGTCAGCCAGCTCCTTGCAGCCCGATACCGCGCCGCCGCCCGAGTTGATATCGAGCACAATTTCTTTGATGTTGGTATCGTTCAGCAGGACAGCCAGCTGTCCGCGAATGCGCTCGTAGCTGTTCAGCTCCGTACACATATTCACGATCTGACCACGCCGGGGTACCAGGATGCCGTGGACAGGAATTACGCCCACACCGCCACCACTCTGCTGCGGTTCTTCTGTGTCCGGTGACTCATCCGGCCCCAGAGCCATTTCCAGCGGAGCCACATTCATGCCCTGCAGACGAGGAACGAGGATCGACTTCACCGAGTCCATGATTTGCCGCGTGGCGTAGTGAGGCACCCCGAACACCTGGTCAGCCAGGTGCGGCAGGTTGATTAATTTCGACATTGTTTATACCTGTGAGAGCCTGAGAATCAGGATTTATGCTGTTCGTTGCAGGATTGCGCTGATTTCACTTATCTGCGCGGGAGTGGCTTTATCCAGGCCGTGAACGGTGCTGGTATCGACCATGTTCAGCGGCGTCAGATAGGTATCGCCGCCGTCTACCGGAGCCATGTTTTCCATGCGCCGGATGTCGTTTACCGACAGCCAGCCCCACTGGCGGCCCAGCGCGTAGGACTCATAGCGCGATTTCTGGTCACCGCGAAGCAGTGACGACACGTTGAACTCGATGTAAAAGTCGCGACGCTCGCTGGGTAACAACAAATCGCGCATCATCGCCGCTTCATGGCGCTTCAGCCAGGCCAGCAGCGTATACATCACATACTGCAGTCCCTGATGCTCGATGTTGTTGTTGGTCGATTTGTCGAGAAGCTGAATCATGTGCGGCGGGATTTTGTAAAGCCGACACACTTCGTTTACCGTCCACTGGCGCGACTGAAGCAGCTGCGCTTTTTCATTGTCCTGGGACAGCTGCTTATAGCTCATGCCCTCCTGCAGCAACGCCACGCTGAAAGCATTTCGCACGCCGGAATACCGGTCCGTCCATTTGGCCAGCAGTTTGTCAATTGCCGCCTGGCTCTTAATGGCTCCCGCCTCCTTAGGCCGCTCAATAACGCCGGACATCGTTGTGCCACGGGCGAACACCTGGGAGGCGTGTTGCTCAACCGCCATGCCCAGCCCGAGGACGTCCGCATTCGTCTGAATCGGTGAGGTGCCGATGTACCCGTCGAGCGAGAAATACTTGATGTGATGCATCATGCGCATCGGCACCGTCTCACCCAGCTCCGGCAGCTCGTAATACGGCATCCCGTCCGGGCCTTTCAGGACAATGACCTTTTTGGGGTTAATTGGGATCAGCTCTGCGATATCCCCGTTGCCGTGCCGATCAATCAGGGAATAGCTGTTCCCCTCAAGCCCCAGCACGCCCTGCTGCTGTTCGTAATACTCAAAGCTGGTGTCCTTTTTGTTCGGCTGCGAATGGATCACATCGTACAGAGGGTGATCCGTTGCCCTGCGCCGCCCGCCCTTTTCATCGCGCTGGTAAAGCTCACAGGGCAGCTGGGCGATGGATTCAGCAAGGAGTGTCACGCAGGCGCGAATGGCCCCGATCCCCATTGCCGTTTCCGGCGTCACCAGCATGCCCGATGAGCTCTTGCTGGCGCTGATGCTCCCGAGAACCGTAGACCAGTTACTCCCTCCCGGACGCGACTTACCCCGGAAGAACTGAGGAATGAACATCAGTTACCCCCTGGCGAATCATTCGCTGGCGCAGCGGCTCTGGCAGAAAAATAGGATGCCATCAGGCAAAAAACGCCTGCTGCGATAACACCTGCAGGCGGATACACCATCCACGCGCCAAACGAGATAAGCGCCGCGCCGAACAGGCCGATCATAAATGTAATAATTGCCGTTAACATGCGACGTCTTCCTCATCATAAACGGATTGATTGCTGGCCCGACCGTTCAGCATTGCGCGGCCTATCGCCATGAACAGCGCTGTCGCGCCGTCGATTTTTGACTGCTTGTCGCCCTTCGTAGGCCGGACGATATCATCGCTACCGGGGACATTTTTTCCGATGACGTTGCTGATACACCATGACAGGATGGGGTTTCCGTCATGGTGGAAACGTCCGCCAGCGAGCGCCGCTTCCAGCTCCTTCATGGGAGGGGACATATTGGTGTAGTCCTGCCGGATAGAAATGGGTTCGAACCCGTGGTCCTGCAGTTCGTGACTGAGTGCCGTGGCACCGCTGGGGTCGATGGGGATCTCGCTGACGCGGACCTTATCAATATCCTGAAGGTCGATAATGCTGGCCAGAATTTCGCGATAGTCCGCTTCTGCCCCCTCTGTCGCTTCAAGCGCCCCCATTTCGACGAACTTCACATACCGGTCTGCGGTTTTGGCGATTTTCGGGTCCGTGCTCCGGACCGTGTCCTCCGGAACCCAGAATTTCGGCCTGATGCAGTAGTAGTGTTTCTTACCCTCAATTTCCCGGACGAAAACCCCCACACCGGCGTTAAGGTCCAGACGCTGTGCAAGGTCAAGACCGAGGTAATAATCCTCGCCAGCAAAGTCCTCGTAGCGCAGAGATTTATCGGCGGCAGCATGCCATTGCGTCATGTTGTAGAACGCAGCTTTGCCCGATACCCAGATATTGAGACGCTTCGTTTTAAAAGCGTTCACCTTACGGGGAACCTGTTTTGCTACCTCCATCTCGGCCAGCAGATCGTCATACGATATCGACACGTCGAGGTTCGGATTCGCCTTTATGAAGTTGGTCGGGTCGGTCCAGTCGTCCCCTTCATCGAGCTCGTAAATCAGGCCAAACAGGCGGTCGTTAGGCACATGCCCGTTGAGCATCTCCTTGACCTGTTTATCCTTGTCGTAGCAGGGCGATTCCAGCGACGTCCCCGCCGTGGTGATGATTAGCGTCAGCGGCTGCGAACGCGCGCCCATACCCAGCGTCATGGCTTCATACATGTGATCCGTATCGTGCTCATGATATTCATCAATAATCGCGCAGTGTGGGCTGTCACCATCGCCAGGCTTCCCGGCGATGGGAGCGAACAGCGAACCGTCCGGACGTGTCAGGCTGTCCACCCAGACCGAAATGTTGAATTTTGAGCGTAGCGACGGAAGGCGATCTGCCATCTGTCTGGCTGGGGTGAATACCTTTTTCGCCTGCGCCATCGTGGTGGCCCCACAGTACACTTCAGCGCTGTTTTCACCATCCGCGCAGAACATGTACGTGCCAATGCCTGCCGCGAAAAACGATTTCCCGTTTTTCCTGGCCACCCGGATATACGCTTCGCGAAACCGGCGTTTTTTGGTCTTTTTCGTGACCCAGCCGAAAACAGAGCTGAATGCAAACGCCTGCCAGGGTTCAAGCTTCAGTTTTTGACCGGCTAAATCACCGCTGGAGTGCGGCAAAAGCTGAACGAAACGGCAGGCACGTTCCGCCAGTTCACGGTCGAATCGGTAGGGATAATCCTTATCGAGAGAAATTTTCAGATCGTTAAAATGGCGCTGGCATGCCAGCTGGATGCTCTTGCAGGCGAGTATTTTCCCGTTCAACACATCCCGCGCATACTGGTTCGCCAGATTGACGTTCGGGTACGCGGCCATAATAAGTCCCTAAAATTGGGACCATCGCCCCAATCAAAATTCGTCAAATTCGTTAGCGGATTTGTCCCCTGTTCCCGGCGTGCTTTTCCGTATCCGGCTATTAGGATCAAGTTTTAGAACTACGCTCAGACGGATAAGCTGTGAGATATATTTGTCTCGGGCCTTCACCGCTGCGCCCATCTTCTGACCACCTGCAGCTGTCTCATCACCAATGCCATCGGCTTTGATTTCCTGGTTGGCGTCGTATAGGAGTTGCACGGTATTACAGTATTCCATCAGCAGATAGCAATCCTCCATTTCGAACGAGCCACGGTTGATCAGGATTTTGCAGGTCCGTTTCCAGGCATCGATCGCCATATCACCTAATAGTTCATCTGGCGGTGAAACCGCTCTAGTCAGCGAACTGACCTGAGTTCCGGTGTTGTTCGATTTACGACCGCCACCGGGAGATCTCACTCCTCCCCCCATACCGAAACACCTCGAAAATTAGCGAAAAAAAAATTTTTATTTCTCACGCGCAAAAAACTACCGGGAGCGGCAGTCCTTAAAAGCGAAAGGGGTTGGAGATTTGATCCCCCCTACCCATGCCTATACCGGACCGGTCTCATCGGAGCCGCTCTCTTGCGGTCTTGGCTCTATGGCACGGCCAGCACAACGCTTCCAGATTGACGTCATCATCCGTTCCACCGTGGGCCTTAGCGAGGACATGGTCGACTGTACTCGCTCGTGTTGCTATGCCTGAACGTCGACACTCCTGGCAGATATGTTTATCGCGCTGGAGAATACGCGCACGCCTGACTTCCCAGGGACGTCCGTAACCACGCTCTTGTCGGCTTTTGCCGTTCTGATAGTTGCGCCATCCTTCACCAGCGTGCTGCTGCCGATGCTGGTCGCAATAGCCGCTTGAGTCATTTGTCAGCGCAGCACAGCCTTTGTGCCTGCACGGTCTTTTAATACGTGGTGGCATAGTTCATAACTTGCATTTGCTCAGATGTTTTCATCTCTTATCGCTCCTGAAGAGGTTTGTTTTATCCCCGTGCGGGGATATTTTAACTTTATCCCCGCAAAGGGCTATTTTGTCTTTCGGACCTGTTCTATCTCTCGAATCCCAGCGAGGTTGTTGTTCCCTTTATCGATCACAGACAACAGAGGCTTGAGCCACAGAACTGCCTGGCAATACGTCATTGTGCTGGGGGTAGTGGCACGATCATCGGTTTCGTCAGGTCTGCCGGAATCGGCGTGCACTGCGCTGGCACGTAAACGACGCGCGTATTCGAGCAACCCACCAGCGATATCAGCAGGAACAGGCAGAGCACATGTTTTTTCACGATGGAGAATCTCCCGGTATTCAATGACTGTTTCTGCAGTGCTGACATCAATCAGAGAGTTCAGCCTGTTGGCATGCTCCGCAGCCTGGTTAAAACGGTTGAAGTTGAGTGCCTGTGTGGCAATGACCTGGCTCTGTAGCGTGTTGTCACTACGAAGAACGACGCTATCACTTTGGGCAATTTTGACATCTGCACAACTCTTTGCGAGCGCGAGCGAGAGGCCAGCAATAATGATAACGACGAACAGACCGGGATTAACTTTCATTGGCCGAGCCCCCAGCATGCGAGCGCACTTTCCTGATCACGCCGTTCAACCTGCCCATAACAGCCATTCTTCTGGCCTTTAGTCAGGCGGCAATCACGACCACCGTCTTTAATCCACCAGCGGATTGCCTCGCATGCACCTATGCGGTCACCTGAATTGATGCGCTTGTAGAATGTTGATGGAAAGCATTTACCAGGGCCGATGTTGTATGGGCAAAAAGATGCGATGCCTACCTTTTGCGGCTCTGTCAGAGGCACTTTGATATTGCGTTCAACCCAGAGCAATGCCTTATCGCGTTCAATAGCGTTAACTTTGCGGCATTGTTCTTCTGTGGCCGTCATACCTTTAACCACACGCCTCCCATCGATAACGGTCACGCCGTGACATAAAGACCAGACCCCACCAGGATCAACAACCGCCACCAGCGCATTACCTTCTTTCTCGCTGATGAACTGGTCGAAAATAAGTGGCGCAGATGCACCTGTCGCGATTAGCGTCAGCAATGCCGCGCTGAGCTTTGACTTACTGGACATCATTCACCTCGCGCAGCTTTACGGCGGTCTGCTTTTATTTGGAAGTACAGACTCGTCAACCACGTCAGCAAACCAAACATGAGGCTACCAAGCACACCAATGGCCGCCCATTGTGATGGGGATACTTTATCGAGTAGCTGAAGCAGCCAGTATCCGGTCCCCCCTCCAGATGCTCCGTATGCAATACCCGTCGTGATTTTTTCCATTCGATACATGCTCTCACCTCGCTACGTTGCGGGTGTCCTGTTGAGGTAATAAAAAGGGCCGCATCTGCGACCCTAACTTTTATTCCCCTGCCAGCTGCCTTACCTCACTTACCGTCTGGTTGAATCGTTCCTCTTCCAGTTCTACGCCGATAGCCTGGCGGCCCAGTTCGATCGCTGCTTTAACAGTTGATCCCGAACCCATAAAGAAATCGGCAACCACATCGCCGGGCCTGCTGCTGGCGTTGATGATTTGCCGCAACATTTCAGCGGGCTTTTCGCACGGGTGTTTACCTGGATAGAACTGTACGGGTTTATGGGTCCAGACGTCTGTATAGGGCACGGCTACTGTCACAGAGAAATGCCGCCGAAGAGCTTTGTACTCTTCCAGCAGATCAAGGTATTTCCGGTTCAACGAATGCCACGTGGCCACCAGCTGGTGATGCGGTGTTTTGAGTTCAGAAGCTCGGTGTTTCTCAATAGCTACCTGAGTGAACAATTCCTGCAGCTTTTCGTAATCCTGCTCGTTCGGTAGTTGCCACTGACTGGCCCCGAACCAGTGGGACACCATGTTTTTCTTCCCGGTGGCGTCTGCGATCTGGCTGGACGAGACACCCAGATCGGCTCTGGCATCGCGGAAGTAAGAAATTAACGGGGCCATGACATGTTGTTTAACCTCGTTGCTTTTCTCACTGTACCCATCGCTTTTTGGCTTATAGGGCCCCTGATAATGCTCAGCGAAGAGGATGCGTTCCGTCGCCGGGAAATATGAGCGCAGGCTCTCCTTGTTGCATCCGTTCCAGCGCCCCGATGGCTTTGCCCAAATGATATGGTTCATGACGTTGAAGCGTTCACGCATCATGATCTCAATATCGGATGCAAGACGGTGACCTGAAAACAAATAAAGGCTGCCGGCAGGCTTAAGGACTCGCCAGAACTGAACTAGGCACAAATCGAGCCAGCGAAGATAATCGGCGTCGCCGTTCCACTGATTATCCCAGCCATTCGGCTTCACCTTGAAATAAGGTGGGTCGGTAACAATGAGGTCGATTGAGTCATCAGGAAGTTGTGCAAGGTACTGAAGGCAATCGGTGTTTACTAATTGAGCACTGGATATTTTTACAGTATTTTCCATAGATCAGTAAGCGGGTCTCTGATAGGCTCACTGTGCTTTAGCGCTAAAGCGGTGGGCCTTGGTTCGCTTGTGACCTTCTACATGAGCAAATGGCTGGCCGGGTGCTACAACACCCGCCAGCCGCCCATTCCACAAAAAAAAGCCCCCATCACTGGAGGCGCTTGTAACATCCGAATTGGTATATCGAAAACTTCGCCATCACCAGCTGCGTGAGTATAAACTGGCAGCGCGCCAGACTCAGATGCGTATTCTCTGCAATTTCACCTGCAGTGGCTGGTGTGGTGCTTAATTCGTTTAAAACCGCCTTTGCTTCTGCTGTCATACCAATTTGATTTTGCATGTCTTTTTACCTGTTTTTGATGGTGTGACATAGAGATAACTCTGGTTCTCACCAACAGCAAGTCATGAATAGTAGTTTGAGGCGGGAAGGTCTTTAAATAGCCTGAAGCGGTTTGAGAAGAATGAAACGACGATATGACAGGGGTATTGATGCAATGCACCTCGCGAATACCCCTGTCGTATCGCCGTAAAGCAAAAGCCCCGACTGGCGGGGCTCTCGTTATATTCAAATTGTCGCTTAAGTTCGCTGCCATCGCGGCGCAGCTCTGCCAAGCATGACTGAATTATCTAATTTTCTGGCCCATTTTCAATATCAACATATAAAAAAAGCACTTTTCGCTAAAAAAGTGCCATTGATATTTACATAGCTGAATGCAGAACTATTGCTTTTCGTTTTCTTTCTTAAGTTGCCTGAATTGCGCATACATAGCTGAATTGAATAGTGACACAGATTCTATCTGGTCCCTTGGAATAACATGGCGGTACTGCTTAAGTGATATTGGTTGTGACGTAAATGTTATACCGCACTCTTTATAGTGGTCGGCATAATTTACCTCTTCGATAAATGACAGGGTGTCTTTATCACGGTATCCGCTCAGGAACGGGACGATGACCACCGTATCTGTATCATGCTCTTCCAGGCGTGCCTCATGAACCATGCCGATATAAACTTTTCGCGACTTCAGTGTAATGGATACGAGCAGCTGTTGTTGGCTATCCAAAGACTCAAGAAGAATTGCCTCCACAGGGCTACTTTTAGCTACTTCCTCGAAAATTTTTCGGCGCTGCGCTGGGTCTCTCAACTGTTTCTCGGCTTGCTTAGATTCACTCAAACTAAACATTATGGTTGCAGCGACCAAAGCAACAAAAGGCATACCTACACCCGCAAAGTGGATCTCCCAGAGATCATACGCGAAGGTAAAATGATGCAAAGTTGGTTTGAAAAAATGAGGTATGTTGAAAATCAACATAATTAGAAATACACCAGCCCAAACTATCAGCAGGAAAAAGAAGCCCATAATCAAGTAGATGGATCCTTTCAAGGCCACCTGAAAGTAGGATTGCCAACCAGTTGATTTTTTGAAGAGAATTTTGGAAGGAATGTGGCTATTTATGTACAAATAGCCACAAACTAAAATTACCACAACTAACGCCGCGCTCATGCCTATCCTTGATGTTTATTCTTCGAAGACAGAGCATTTATATTATAATCAAAAGCATTTTGCACACTTTCGTTATGTGGATTGATTTTTAACGTACCGCTACGGTCAAAAAAGTATGCCTCGGTTGCACTATTTTCAGCCGGGTTTTCTTTGGTATCCCACCTATTGCTGACCAGGATATCCATAATACGGTCTGGAGTGGCCAGCGTCGCCATAAGGCGGTTAATCATTTTCATATGTCACTCCTCACCAGTCCAAAGTCGGCGCTGCGCTCTTAACTGGTACTGAAAGCGTAAACAATACCACTGTATTTAGCAACAGCTAATGATGCTATATGAATAGGTATGATGCTGTATGAGCACTCATACAGCATCATGTGGTTCACATTAAAAATGACCGTGCAGACAAAAATATTTTCGCTCTGAAAATTTCCAGACACCAGCGCACCCGCTTTCTGGCCTCGTTATCCGTCAGCCATGGTGCCAAGCTTTGCAGATCTCTGGTGATGTCCGATATCTTTTTGCGCGTGGTGTAATACTGCAGGCCGACGATATAAACCGGGTCATTTACATCAAGCGCCTGCAGCACTGACTGCTCGACAAAATCAACGTCTTCAGCGTGCATAGCTTCATCAATGATGCTGGTGGCTGGCTGTGGCCACAAAATGGCGTGAGCACGATTAAGCGCCTGCGGCCCTTTGAATCCTTCACCCCGAGCTTGTTCCAATGCAGCTGTAAAGCGAGACAATGCCTTGTCTGACCATCGCCCACCCTTAAGAACATCCCAGCAGGCATGTGCGCGGGGTAAACGTGGGGCTGTTCCACCGCTTACACCCTCTCCCCATGTTGTCAGCAATGACTTAATCCATGCAGCCTGAATACCAGTCAGGAGCATGCTCTTACCCAGCCAGCTTTTACGCGGTGCAGTCGCTGCTTTACCCAGCGCTTCATTATGATTACGGCGTTGACGTGGTGTCATCCTGTTCGCTCCTTACGCCAGAACGCCGAGCGCGTAGGCCCGGTCCAGCACTCTAATGATCATTTCCAGCTGCGAGCCATATTTACGCTCGAATGCCAGGCGGTCGTTATGCAGTTCGGTATGATGTTTTCGGCAAAGTGGAATGGAGAAAATGTCGTGCGCTTTTGTTGCCATGCCACCCTGCCCCCATCCGATTAAGTGGTGCGGGTCGTCTGATTGCTGCTGGCAGCATTCGCAGGGCTGTGTTTTCACCCAGTTCAGATAATCGCGACTTTCCCAGCGCATACGCTTTGGGCGACGCATGAAAGACTGAGGCGGCGCCGGATCCACCATCACGCCCACCAGCGGTTCGGTCAGAGCATCAGGCAGGTCAACTGCTGAAACTAATTCGCCAAGGATGCTGGTGGCCGATACTGCAGGCGTAATATCGCTTTCACGACCAATTCTGCTCTCTTCAGGCAAACGAAGTGCTTCCCGAGCGCAACATTCTGATAAGGCATCCGTTACTGTCTTGCGGACAGCCCACCAGCTGAGTTCAGCGAGGGAAATCTCGCGACTTTTGTCGATACCGAGAGAAAAACGAATAGAATCCAGAACAAAGGCAATTACGTTTCTGCGTGCCAGTTCTGCCAGCGCCTCGGTATGCTGCTCTCGCAGCTGGTTGTCGCAATAACCACATAGCCGGATGGACCCCGGCTCATGGTGCATGATGGTTAGTTCGTGATAGTGGTAATCACTGTGAGCGTACTGGCAATTTCCACCGCCGTAATTCAGCAACCAGTAATCAAGCCCGCTTAGACCCCCAGCTGCAGTCAGGACCTTTTCATTCAAAAAGAAGCTTCGCAACTGCTCGTTTTCAGCGAGTGGCTGCCGGGCATCGGAAACACGGCCAGTTTGATACCCGGCCATACTTTCGGGCTGGCGCTCGATCAGCACTCTTCCTGCTGTGAATAACTCCATCAGATCTCTACCAGGCTTCAGCAGCACGACACCAAGCTCTCTCGCAATCACAGGTTGAAGAAGCGCACGCATTACTCGCTCTCCCTGATAATGATCTGCCCGTTTTCGCCCCAGAGCTTCGTGATCCTTGAATCCCAGATATGCGTGTCGTCTTCGAAGAGCGCATCCATCAGAGACTTCAGCAGATTATCGAGATCGGGTTTGCCCTGATGGGGCTGCCCGTTCATCTCAGCGCGCTTCTTTTTGCTCCAGCTCTTTGGCATCGGAAGAACGAAGGTAACGTGTGAATTTGATTCTGGCATGCAGATGCCCAGGAGCCGGACATGATCGCAGAAGGCCCGGTAGCGCATAACTTCAGGGCGCTTCTTCCATTTGTCTGCACGCGTCATGCGTGGCTTACCCATTGGGAGGATGTTATAGACTTTCACCATCACCCCCATGCCCGGGAACGCATGCTTTGCGCTGTCTTAGGTGAGGATTTTTGCTGCGGCAATAATGCGCTGACTATCCAAAGACGAGGATCAATATCGAGGCTCTTCTCGACGGGTACGCCTTTAGTTTTATAGCTCGCCACCAGCTCATTGGCTTCTTCGGTTGTCAGTCCGGTGTGAGTGAACCAGCTTTTCTTCATGCCGCCCCCTGCAGGAATGACATCAAAAGAAAATTGCTGGCCCTTTGAAGGGTCAGTAGGAATATATTCTGGTTTGGTGTTTGCGCCATGGTATTTCTCCAGTGGCGCAGCAGGTATAGGGTGTTCAGGCCTATGACGGGAGTGTAACAGAATTCTTCGAGACGCGATAACCAGCCCGTTCCAGTATCTGGGTAAAGAGTGTTGGTGTTCCTACAATCTCGTCATCCTGAAGCGGCATAAACGATACTTCACCACCGCGCCTGTACATCAGCGCGCGCTCACACTCAGGAAACGAGTGCAGTCGTGCAACGATAACCCCATCGTGACACCTGATGACTGCATAGCCCTTTTTCAGAAATTCTTCTTTTTGTTTCACCAATTCCCCCTCCACTCGGAAAGTCATTGCATGCTGTATCAATAAAACCAGTCGTCTGCGCTTTCCCAAGTCTGCTGGAGGATTTCCTCAACCTTCTTCTTCACATCCTTCTCACCACCGTAAACACTTAATCCATCTGAACCTGCACGACGTATAACCAGACTGCATTCATCGAACTGATTCTGGAGTCGTTTTAATAATTCTTTTTCCAGCGCCAGGACCGCGCCCTTAGGAAGTTCTTTAGTACGATCAATGGTTAATTCAACTTTCATAAATGCCTCCGCCGCTTTAACTGTACATTCATACAGTACACCGCTAGGTGAGTTTGATCAACGTTTTAACCGCACGAAATGCTAACACTCACATCAGTTGATGAAAAAAAAGCCGCTGTAAGCGGCCTTGGAAAAACCTGAAAACTTATTGAATTGGTACAACTCATTAAGGTACTAAAACGCTCATCTACCAAAAACTTCAGCAAAAGCATTACTCGTGGGGTCCGCTTAGTGCCAACAGCTGGCGTTTGAGAGACATCCAACCCCATCTCCTGTACACTATCGTTCATAATTTTAATTATCTATGGGTATCAGTTCATGGTTAGCAAAAAAGAGATGATGGAACATTATGTCATCGATCCTCAGGATAGCTACTTTGTTAATGGTGTACCGCCGATTGAGAATATTTCGGTCGTTGCTTATGATCCCTCGTGGCCGGAAATATATTCAGCACTGGAATCTAAAATTAAGGATATATTAGGTTCGAATTTGCTAAAAATTGATCATGTGGGTTCTACGGCAGTACCTGGTCTGGCCGCTAAACCCGTTATTGATATTGACGTGACGGTTGTTGATGCTGCGGATGAAGAAGTATATTTGTTAGCGCTTGAAAAACTTGGGTATAGACTAATTGTTCGTGAACCTCGCTTCCATGGCCATCGTCTTTTTCATTATGAAAATCCTAGAGTTAACCTACATATTTTTACTCAGGACACCCCTGAAATAGCTCGGCATTTGCTTTTTCGAGATTGGCTTAGGCAGTCAGAAAAAGACTGCGAATTATATGCTAATGCCAAACTTGAGGCAATTAAAGGTTGCAGCTTTGATATTCATAAATATCATGAAAATAAAAGTAAAGTGGTACACGATATCTACCAGAGGATTTTTAAACATTTGGGCTATATTTGATGTACTATATCCTGGAAAGGATAAAATCCACACGTTCCTCTACTGAAGTACATGGTAATTCAATCAATTGATAGTCATACATACGGTATGTTTTCACCATTGCGTGATATGTCGCGACGGCAACACCGAAAGATTGTTTGCGCTCTGTGTCCTGTACATATATGTCACGCCAGGGTGGTGCAATAAATACGATTCGGTTATAGCGAAATTTCTCGATGGCGTTTTCCAGATACCTCGGTATGGAAAGCTCAGAAAGACGTAAATAACCCATAACATCAGGAACACCACGGTCGAAGAAGCAGGGTTGTGTTTGCCCTTCCGCTTCATGCCACGAACGCATTTCCCAGGATAGCATCAGTTCTGCAAATGCACTCTGGTTAGCCCACGGTAATGCATCGCCGCCGATGTTAACCTGGTCTTGTATCACACCTCTTCCAGCTTCTTTAGAACACCAAAACCCTCGTTTTATAATCGTATCAATTATCGTGCTTTTGCCTGATCCTGGGCCACCTGTAAGAATGAAACGATGTTGAAAAGTGGTAGACATTGAGCCCTCCTGAGCATTTATAGACGCGCTGAAGCAGCAATACTGATGGTACTCCATTTATAATCCTTACGTCACAATTACTCCCGGTTAAAACAGCAATACATAGTAATATGGCTCCGTTTGGGAAACAGAAAATTTTGTACGTTATAATGGCTTTCTGTTCTGACTGATTTCAACTAGGCGAAAAGTTCAACACTTCCCTTCAGCCAGTTTTCTATTGTTTCGCCAAATATTTCCGCATTAGTGCATTTTGTAGTGTCACGCCACGACGGACAGGAAAACCTCGTTCCACTACATGAAAGCCGTGTCGTAGAAAGAACTCTTCCGCAGCCTTACTTACATTTGAAGTAAGCTCACCAATTCCAAGTTGTCTAGCTTCTTCATGAATGTAATTCATCAGTAGTGTCCCAACTCCCTGTCTAGGGTAGGTTCCCGAGACAAAGAAATGGTCAATGTACCCATTTGGCTGAACATCTGCATATCCAGCTATTTCACCATCCACTTCAACAACAAAGGGGCGCAGCTCCCTTATGTAATTGGCCCATTGTTCCGGGTCAATATCTGGTGAGGCCCAGGCTTCTATTTGTTCATGTGTGTAGTAGTGTGATGCGATTGTATGTACAGATGATAAAAAGACTCTGAATAACGCAATTTCATCCCCATTACTGAACCTTCTGATTTTCATAAAACCTCGTTAGGAGAGTTGTTTGTAGAACAATATCATTTTTTGTGAAGCAGGGCGTCCGCTCCTCGCTCATAGCGGACCTTAGAAATTTTGTAGATGCCGCTATTAAGCGGCAATATTTTTACATTAGCCTTATTTTTTGTTGTGTGAAAAACGTTTCAAGTCAAAGTCGATAACAGCACGTTGATCACGGAAGATGCCGCAGCGGCCATAACGGAGAAGTTCACCACGCTGAACGGCTGTACGGATGTATTTCTCCGCAGTCGTGCGATGCAGATCGAACATCGCAACGACGTCATTCGTCGTGATGCGTCCATGCTCCTTCACCAACTCAATGATCCGAGTGATGATTTGAGCCCGCTCACTTTGTGTTTTAGGTCTCGGCATCGGTTATACCCTCCCCGCCTGGCGGAGGCAGTCTTTGCGGCGCCTGGCAATACGGGCAACCTCAACAGCACTCCCGGCAATCCCAAACATATCTGTGTACACAGCTGCAGCACGTCGCCACAGGCCCTTCTCCTCAAGCTCTTTCGCTTTTTGCTCGGCAGCCTGCATTCTGACAGGATCGCTTTTTTCCAACATGCATGGAAGGATCACCTCAGGAATTTCCGCATCAGGAGCTGCCGAATAGGTAAACTGCACGCTGTGACGTGTCCGGTTTAATACTCCTTCGTCGCTTAACTCTCTCAGTAACTTGCCTGCTGTAGCGCCATGCATATCAAGCGCCTCGGAAACGTCGCCAACTGCACAGTTCGGTTGGTAACGAACAAAAACTGCTACCTGCTCTTTTTGGGTTAATGGTTTGGTCATTGGTCAATACTCGATTAATTGGTTAAACCTGCCGCTTTGCGGCGCTTGTACTCTTCCATCAGCAGCTGTGCCGGAGTTGGCCCTGCCGGATGCTGCGGTGCAGCAAGCTGGCGACGGATTGGTGGAACCGACAGCCCGTTGCTTACGTGCTTCGCCCATTTGGTTAACAGCTTCTCAGCCAGTTTTTTAAGTTCCCCCTCAGTCAACTGGCGCTCAACGCCAGTTCTGCGCATTTCGATGCAGATGTGATACAGCACCGGCTGCGGCCACGGATATTTGTCACTACCCGAAAAACGATAAGACTCGTTACGCCAGCGACGGTACTCCGTCATGACCCGTTCAGATGTCAGCCCGAAGGGATTGGCTCCACTCTCTGAAACCAGCGAAACAAATTCAGCGAGATCGGGAGGCCATGTATTACCTACTGCGCAACGATCCATACATTGCTGACAGACCAGTTTGATCTGCGCCTCAGTCATCGAACCTATCTGAGCTATCCAGAGGGCCGTGGGCTCTGCCCCATTCTTCTGCGTCCAGCGGTTTGAGAAGATTTCCCCCATCACCTGCCATAACCGCCACGCCGTCTCCGTCGCCATCAAGTCCGTTCCGGCGTCGCCACTCTGCGTGTGCTGATTGAATTTGCTGAACAGCTCGGGATGCTGTCGGATCTGGTTGAACTGCTGCATTGTCGTTACCTCCGGACTGTGGTTTTTGTTTGGTTCTCACCAGCAGAACATGCCTGGCAAATTTCTGTTCCCACTGAATCTGTGTGAAAACCTTCCCCTCTGAATTCCAGTACGCAGCGAACTCAGCCAGCTCTGTATCGAGGTAATCCGGTTCAGGAAGTTGAATACCCCACTGCGCAGCTCGTAACCGGAAGTCGCGTGATGGCAGCCAATTGCTGGTCATTGTGAATTTACCGATCGGCTCTTCAAGTCCATCCAAATAGCGGGGCTTAATCTGCTCCTGTTGAGCGCTCGTCTCTTCAGGCTTACCGTTCGCACCCGTGTTAAGAGAGGGGTTTATTCCTTTTCCATTCCCTTCCATTCCTTTTCCGTCAGTGAGTCCTCCTTGAGCACTCGCTGAGTCGTCACTGAGCCCTCCTTGATTGCAGTGTGAATCGCCTCCATTTACCTTTTCTGTTTCAGTGAATTCAGGGGGAAGCGGTATTTTTGTTGCTGATGGGCGGTTAATTTTTTGATGTTTTAAAAATCCTTTTATTTGAAGGTAACTAACTCCACTCACTGAATACTCACTGAGAAGTCCATGAGTGATCAGCTCACAGAGCAGTGGCTCACAATCGATCATGTCAGCTGGAAAAATTTGCATCTTGAGACGTTTCGGTGATCGCTCAAGACACCCCATATCATTTGCGAAGTTAAACAACCCGATAAACAGCAAGCGTGCTGGAATTGAACATTCCACCACCTTCTCATCTGTCCAGAATTCAGGTTTAACTGTTCTGATGCGGGCCATCAAAAACCTCTTATTAACCAGCATCGCTGGTGGTCATTATTCAAAACTCGATTAAAAAAATTGCGGCGCTACGGCGCTGATGCTCGCCAGTAGTGGTCCCGCCGCGTCAGCAGGTAACATGTTGAACAGAGCGATTGCCGCTTCCCGGATCTCCTTCTCAAGCTTTTGCAGCGGTGCGCCCAGCATCTTCGCCTGATGCGCCTCACTGCATTCTTTGATTGCACTCGCCACCAGCTCTGCTTCAGTTCTGGCGTTACTCAGTCCATGCTTCCTGGCGATCTCAATGGGCATAGCTGCGACGATTGCCCCCGATAGCTGCATGACGTAAGCGGTGTATCTCTCTGAGCTACCTTCATTTTTCAGATACCGGAATAAATTCTGTTTGTTGACCGCAATTCCACGGCCCCCTTCCTTCGCCCATTGTTCGGCCACCAGCTGCGCGATCTTTTCCTGGGCCTGACCAGGTAAGGTAGATTCCCATTCACGTACTGCCGACTGGACTGAACGATGCTTGTAGCAATCCCGCCGACGCGCCATAAACTGATTTTGAGTTTTCAGCGATCCAGCCAGCTGCTGGTTATGATGTTGATAAGTGACTGACTGCATGATTAAGCCTCCTTCTGAGGTAAACCATCTGTGGGGTTAGGGTAGAGATCAGGACGTAACTCATTAGGAGTGACTTGCCAATCAACGGCTTTACTCACTTTGAGTACCAACTCACCGGGAATTTTGTTTTTAAACCAACCATTTACGGTTTGGGCTCTCCTTTTCATCCGGCGTCCTAATTCAGCCTGGCTACAAATAGATAAGAGCTTTTTTTGAATTGATGTCTTCATCAGTTGTTCTCAGTGGTTGTTGATGAAAAACAATAAAACAAATTTAATCGATATCGTCAAATTATTTCGATAGTAAAGACTACAGAAAAAATCTGTATAATTGTTATTAATTAGATGAATTGGATGAAGAGATGAACTTCGGTAAGAGATTGCAAAAGGCGATAAAAGATCTCGAGATATCACAATCTGAGCTTGCGCGCAGACTGGGAGTTAAAGCTCAATCTGTAAGCGGCTGGTGCAATTCTGACATTTTACCCAGGTCTGAAGTATTAAATCTCCTTCCAGCTGCTACCGGATATCCTCTTTCGTGGTTCTTCATGGAAGATGGAGAAACACCTGAAGAGCACGATCCTTGGGCACTTAAACCCCAAGTCAAACCATCGACTGAACTACAGGCAAGACTTCTTGAAGCATTCGAACAATTGCCTACAGATGATGAAAAAGAACGAATTATCAATATGATAGAGCTTAGGCTTGAGGAGCTCGATAATTTTGCAAAGACTTACCTGCAGAAACGTAACCTAATCCCCCCAACCAAATAGCCCATCTTTCATACAACCTCTTTTGCTTGGGTCATCAATGGCCTACAATTTTTCTCGCCCATGGCTATCGATTTAATTTGACCATTATCGATTACTTCGATAATAATATCTCCATCGCAACAGTCATCTAGGCAGGACGCCCACGAAGTAGCTGCCGGCGGCAAACGAAACACCGGATGAGATGGCAAGACAATCGCGCAGCAGGTTTAACGTTCCGCTAGCCGGCGATAAGGCGAAATGAGCGAACACCCTGGATCACTCGACACAGGGTTTAACAATCAAGGTAGGAAATAATGCACATCGAAATTTTCAGGATTGAAGGGCGAGTTTGTTTACTCATATCCCCAATCAGTATCTCTGTAGCGGAGCGACTGGCTACCGCCCTGGAAAACAGCGAAGTCGTTGCAGCTCTTGGTGCTTATTTCACACCCGTTGGTGAGGCACCAGTTGGCGAACTCGTTGGGCTCTATCTCTACTTTGATAACCTCGATACCGCTGCGTTCATAACGATCAATCATCTGATTGAAACGGATAAGCCAGTCCAGGTAGTCGTCAGGTAGAACCCACGAATCGGTCAGTACTTCTTTACAGGAATCATACTGGTCGCGGTTTTTGAACCAAAAAACACTTATTGGACGGGTTGCCATTTTATGTCCTTGCTGGCTGATTTCAGATTTCAGCATACCACCGAGACTGAGGTGGTTAAAAGGCAGGCATTAACAGGAGAAGATCAATTATGACCGATTTCGCTCGAAAACCAGCACGGTGCCAGGCCGTACACCTGCCCTATTTTTGGGCCGTCGTCCGCCGCATTTGCTACACCCTCGCCCAAAAAGGCGATCCCTCCGCTTCATAAAGCACAAAACCCGCGCAAGGCGGGTTAAGTACCCGGTCAGCCGACCAAAGCTTTCCGGAATCGAGTTTTGACCAATGACCACTACCCAAGGCGGCAATCATTAGCTGCGGGTATCTTACAACCAAAATTAAGGACCCGATATGGAATTCTTCCATTTAATCAAAGCGACCCAGAAATCAGGAAAACCTGATGCGGTTCACTGGCAGACACACAAAACGGAAGCTCGCGCCAATCTGGCGCTGGATGTTGCTCTTGAAGATGCAGAAATCGTAACCGGACGTGGTCAGGATTATAACAAACCTGTGCGTACCGATTTTCCTGTATTTGACGATCTGCCTGAGGAGGGAGCCGTTGATTTCGAGTGGTGCAAACGTTACGAACTGGCAGATGATCTGCGCACCTGGAAAGTGAAGTTGCTAACGGAAAATTCCGCACCAGCTACTCCCGGCAAAAATGATGAATTGCCAGGTAAGATCGGCAATCGCGTGGTTGAAAAGGAAGAATTACTGCGTCCGATAGCACGCCTGCGTCTCCCTCAACGGATCATTGCTCATCTGATAAATGATACCGAACTAAAGGATATCAGCGAAGAGCAACACATCCAGATCGGCCAGATGGAGAACGACGAAAGCAGCCACTTTGTGCAAAACCTGTTGCTGGCCGTGGCTAATGAGCCTGGCATTAAAGAGCTGTCTGCTCATGTTGAGTGGAAACTGGTGAGCGCAATTAAAACCGTATTCGCTCCAGATAAGGTCTATGCCGTTGAAACGTTAGAAGAGTTCATCAACGAGTGGATTAATGAACCTGAAACTCGCGCTTTATCTGTTCGAAAATGGGCTTACGACAATAAGCCGGTGGAAATTAAAGGGGAAATGCCCCAAGAAACCTCACCTGCACATGTTCGCGAGGAAATATACGCTGACGACGACAGTGTGAAGTTTCAGCTCGCTACCATGCCATTCCGCATTCAGCTACTTGCACAGCTAAACGCTAATGATCGACACGTATATCACATTAGTATTCCAGAACGTAAAGAGCTTTCAGCTCTAGAAATGGATATGGATAACAGCTACGTGCAGAGTCTATTGCTGGCAGTTGAAAACACATCTGAAGTTAAAGCATATGACATGCCTACTCTTTGGAAGCTGACAGACGCCATTAAGAAGGTATTCCCCCAGGGCAAACGCCACGAACTGAACTTGTTTATTCAATTCACAAAAACATGGATACGAACCGAGCACATCGACCGAGGGATTCTGACGCGCGAATGGGCGGCAGGAAATCGTATTACGGACGTCAACCGTACTCAATCCGGAGCAAATGCCGGTGGCGTAATCCATTCTGACCGCCTTACACCTCAGACATCGATGGGGCAGGAATATGAAATTTCCCTCGGGCTGATCGCCCGGCGCTGCGAATTTGATATCTACAATCCGCCTCTTGAAGTTGATGCCGAAGCCAACGCCATAATGAACCTTACCGTAAGTGGTAGCGGCGATACGTTGGATGAATTTCTCGCGACCCGCGAGCTGTTCAGCTCCATCCCTGGAGGAATGGATTATTCACGTGCCTGCAATGTTGCAACCGTGAAAACCACCCCTGAAAACCTTTGGCGAGATCGAGTTAAACACCGCGAATACCTCAACCGCGTTATGGCCGAAACCGACCATGCTCATCCTGATCAACTGATCGTCGATATCGCATGCGGCCGTTCCTCGATGCCAATACCAATGGCAGGAAAATCAGAACCGTCAAATGAAAGCGTCAGCCAACAAATGGAAGCCACCAACATTGTGCAGATGGAAGAAATGGGCGGTAATGAAGTCAAGAACGGTACTCCAATACAAGAAAGCGCAGATGCGACTGGAGCAGTTCAAGGCGCTGATGAAACTTGTGTCATCACAGATAAAGTAGATATTGATACCGGACATCATAACGGTGATGCAGCCCCAGTCCGATTGTTCACCCATTTGATGCTGGATCTCGAGACTATGGGAAAAAAACCAGGCGCACCGATCGTATCAATAGGCGCAGTTTTCTTTGATCCCGCAACTGGAGAAACTGGAGGCGAATTTTACCGGGTGGTAAGCCTTGAGTCATCGATGAACTTCGGGGCCAGACCAGACGCTGGAACAATTCTATGGTGGTTGAAACAGTCACCTGAAGCCCGCTCAGCAATTCTCGTGGATGATGCGCTGGGTTTGGTTGAAGCCTTGGAACAGTTCAGCGGCTTTATCGCTGAGAATGCGTCCAATGGTTCGAAAAGGGTGCAACTCTGGGGGAATGGCAGTTCTTTCGATTGTTCAATTACAGAAGCTGCCTTCGAGCTTGCCGATTGTCCCTTCCCTATCCCGCACTGGAACTATCGCGATGTGCGCACTGTGGTTGAAATGGGCAATGCAGTCGGTATGAATTCCCGCTATGAGATCCCCTTTGAAGGAGATCAGCACAACGCCCTGGCTGATGCCCGACACCAGGTAAAATATCTATCCGCCATCTGGCAGCGCCTTATTTCAAACTGATTTTCTATTCTCTAAACCGACATAACCTGCCCGCTATCATTGTGGGTAGGTCATCAAGAGTGATGGCTATGAGTGAACAAAGTCTGATACCTCTGCGCGACTGGAAAGCTCGCAGATTGCACTTCCCCATAACAATGCCATGCCTAGTGAAACACGGGAAACTGGGATACATACAACCCAGACCAATAAAAATTGGAAATCGTTGGTGTATTGATGAACGTGCGATTTACATCGGGCCAGGTGCAACAGGGATGGAGCCTGAAATTCACAGTGACGACGACGAAATACTGCGGGAGATACTTAACGATGTCGCCAAGGCCACGAAAAAATAATGTGTCAATTGCCGGGCTTTATGCCCGGTTCGACCGTCGCACTGCAAAAACCTATTACCAGTACAAAAACCCATTAACAGGTAAGTTTCACGGGCTGGGAACGGATAGAGAAAAAGCTGAAAAAATTGCTTCAACAGCCAATCAGAGAATTGCGGCTGCAGAAGCTGAGCACTATCTACGTCAAATAGATGAATCCCCAAAAGCTTCAGCGCAACGTGGGATAAGCCTCAAAGCATGGATAGAACGTTACCTGAAGATCCAGAAACAAAGCCTTGATGCAGGTGACCTATCTGCTAAACGGTATTCAGAAAAAAAACGCATGGCAGAGTTACTTTCTCGACGCCTGGGGTCGCGCCCAATGAAAAGCCTGGAGGTAAAGGATTTTGCCGTATTACTCGATGAATATTTGGATGCTGGCCATGCCAGCAGTGCGCTCTGCAATCGCGTTGTATGGGTGGATATTTTTACCGAAGCACAGCATGCCGGAGAGGTTCCTCCTGGCTGGAATCCGCCGGGGTCCACAAAAAAACCAAGCGTAAAAGTTACACGGTCACGATTATCATTGGACGAGTGGAAGCTAATACTGGCGCAGATACCAGAAGATCGTTATTCCCATAAAGCGATGCTACTTGCCCTCGTTACGGGCCAGCGCCGTGATGATATTGCCAACATGAAGTTTTCAGACATTAAAGACGGCTATCTGCATATTGAGCAAAGCAAAACCGGTTCTCGTATAGCTTTACCGCTTAACCTTCGCTGTGAGGCAATCGGCTTAACTCTCGACGATGTGATCCGAAAATGCCGTGACAGATTCGTAAGCCCCTATCTACTGCATGGAAAAAGGAACAACACAGCGAAACCAGTTAATCTCATATTAATGTCTAAAGAGTTTGCAACCGCCCGAGATGCAGCAGGAATTAAACCACCAGCAGGAAAAACACCAACAACATTTCATGAACAACGTTCATTGTCGGAACGTCTTTACCGCGCTCAGGGCATCGATACAAAAATTTTGTTGGGGCATAAAACTCAGTCAACAACCGACAGGTATAACGATGATCGCGGCAAGGAATGGATCAAGCTGGCTATCTAAGTTCAGGGGCCGTGCTGGCACCTTGTGAGCAGCACGGTTTAATGACAGAGGTCATAAAAAATGGAGGTATTTTGGAGAAAAGTTTTGGAGAGGTTTTGGAGAAAGAAAAAAAACTATATATTCCAGTTCGTTAAATCCACTTACACCTTCTGAGTTCAGAGGTTTACACATGTCATGGCAACACTTCAAACAGGCTTATCTGATTAAGTTCTGGTCCCCTGTTCCTGCAGTCATCGCTGCGGGTATCCTCTCTACCTACTATTTCGGCATTACCGGCACCTTCTGGGCGGTCACGGGTGAATTTACCCGCTGGGGCGGACAGCTTTTGCAGCTGGCGGGCGTGCATGCCGAAGAGTGGGGTTATTTTAAGCTGATTCATCTGGAGGGCACCCCTCTCACCCGCATCGACGGGATGATGATTATCGGGATGTTCGGCGGCTGTTTTGCGGCGGCGCTGTGGGCCAATAACGTCAAACTGCGTATGCCCCGCAGCCGTATTCGTATTGCGCAGGCCATCGCGGGCGGGATTATCGCCGGGTTTGGCGCGCGTCTGGC